GGAAATAGCCCCCCCCCCCGGCGGAATCCGCCGGGGCCCCCGGCGGCCTACCGCCGGACTTGATCCGTTAGGAGAACCTAGTACTTCTGACGAAGTACATACGGTTGAAACGGACCTGTTTGGAGGCCAGGCGATCGCGGCCAACGGCAACGGCAAGACGAGCGCATGGCCGGCAAAGGCACCGCAGAACGATGCCGGGACTCGTGCGTACCCGCTGGCGTTCGAGGTAGCATGGAAGGCGTACCCGTTGCGCAGTGGCCCCAACCCAAAGCTGGGCGCGTACCGAGCGTTCCGGGCGCACGTAGTGGCTGGCGTAAGCCCGGACGTGCTGCGCAAGGCGGCCGAGAATTACGCGAGGTTCTGTCGCGCAGAGAAGCGGGAGGGCACGGTGTACGTGTGGCAGGCGGCGACGTTCTGGGGCCCGAACGAGCCGTGGCGTGAGTTCGCGGACGGGATGCCGGTCGGGAGCGGTGGCTGCGCGGATGCGGATGATGATGAAGTGCGGCGGTGGGAGGAAGCGGTCGCTAGAACGGTGGCAGAGCGTGACTGATTTTGCCCAGGCGGTGTTCGATCGCACGCCACCGTTCTCGCTCGAAGCCGAGACTGCCGTGCTTGGCGCGCTGCTCATCGCAAAGGATGCCGTGCCACGCGTGCTACCGATCGTGCGCGAGATGGATTTCTACCGCGAGCAGAACCGTCGGCTGTTCCGCGCCTCCGTAGCTTGCTGGGAACGCGGGGAAGCTCTAGACGTCGTGACGATTTCCGAGCAGCTGAAGCGCACGGGCGAGCTAGAGCCTGCCGGCGGGTACGATTACCTATCCTCGCTCGTGGACGCCGTGCCGACGGCCGCGAACGTGGAGTACCACGCTCGCATCATCAGCGAGAAGGCAGTCATGCGGCGCGTCGTAGAGTCTGCAACCGTCGTGATTCGCACCGTGTACGAGAACGGCGAGGGCGGTTTGGGCGCTGTGGCGGCTGCGATAGACCGCGTGGGCGCCGCGCTCGAAGGCTATCAGGCTGGTGACTTCACGTGGCTCAAGGAGTCGCTCTGGGCGACGTTCGAGCACATAGAGCTATTGCAGGAGTCGAAGGGCGGACTCACGGGGGTGCCGTCGGGCTTTCCAGACCTGGACCGCATGACTTGCGGGTTCCAGGGCGGTGACCTGGTGGTGGTGGCGGCGCGCCCTAGCGTGGGGAAGACTGCGTGGTGCCTCGACGTGCTTCGCAACGCGTCGATAGGGCACGGCATCCCGAGCGCGCTCGTGTCGTTGGAGATGGCGAAGAAGGCGCTCACGATGAGGCTGCTGAGCCAGGAGGGGCGCGTAGACATGCAGCGGGTACGACGCGGCATTCTATCGCAGGACGATCACCAGAGACTCGCGGTAGCGGCCGGGCACCTCAACACTGCGCCCATCTACATCGATGACCATCCGGACGGCACCGTGTCTGAGGTCAGGGCGAAGATCATACGACTCCACCAGCGCGTCGGGACGCGACTCGTGGTCGTGGACTACCTCCAACTCATGCGCGGGGCCGGGGAGGAGAATCGTCGGCACGAGATCGACGGGATAACGCGCGGTCTGAAGGGGCTGGCCATGAAGCTGGACATCCCCATTGTGCTGCTCTCTCAGCTCACGCGCGGCCTGGAGACGCGGACGAACAAGCGCCCCACGCTGAGCGACCTCCGCGAGTCCGGCGGCATCGAGCAGGATGCAGACCTCGTCATGTTCCTCTACCGGGCGGAGATGTACGTGCAGGACGGAGACGGTACGAAGGGCCGCAACGATGCGGTTGCGAAACGCGCGGAGCTGGAGGGGAAGACGGAGCTTATCCTGGCGAAGCAGCGCAACGGGCCGACCGGCATGGTGCCGCTGTATTTCCAGAAGGCGTACACGCGATTCGACAGCGTGGCGCAAGATCCAACCACCACCACAACGGAGGGATGAGGCATGAGGATCCGAAGCGTGAAGTTGCTGACCGACCGCGTGACGCTGGCGTGGGAGACGCCGGTCGGTGAGCACGGCGAGGTCGTGGAGAGCGCCATCAAGAACGGCGAGGGCGTGACGCCCGAGCTGGCGAACGCGGTGGCGGCGCTGAAGGACGACGTGTGCGAGATCCTGGAGTTCCCCAAGGGGTACCGCGACACGTTCACGATGAAGGGGCTATCCGTCTCCTACGGCGCGGACGGCGGGCGCGGCGTGACGTTCACGGGCTCGAAGAAGTTGAAGAGCGGCAGGGCGACCACGATCAACACGCCTGAGATCAAGGAGCGCCAGGACCACGAGGAGAAGGGAACTGGTTTCATGACGGACGAGCTGGCGGGGCGGGTGGGCGAGGTGATCCAGCACGCGGAGGCGTACGCCAACGGGGCGCGGGCGCAGACCACGCTCGCGCTGGCGCCGTGAGCGCTGGCGACCTGTTCGACGAGGGCGCCGGAGTTGCGGTACCGGCCGCCCCTTCGGTTCCTGCTGGCGAGCTGGACGCGGTGGCATTCACCGTGTACGGCAGCCCGAGGACGGCAGGCAGCAAGCGCGCGTTCGCCGTGCGAAAGGGCGGCAAGCGGATCGACGGGAAGATGGTGGGTGGCACGTTCACCGGGCGGGTCGCCGTGTCCGATGACAACCCTAAGTCGGCGGGATGGAAGGACAAGGTGGCGCAGGTGGCCGGCGAGGTGATGGCCGGGCGCCCCGTGATGGAAGGGCCCGTGATGCTGGGGCTGCGGTTCTACCTGCTGCGCCCGAAGGGTCACGTGGGAAAGCGTGGGTTGCGCCCGAAGGCCCCAGCGTTCCACACGATCAAGCCCGACGTCTTGAAGCTAGCGCGTGCCGTGGAGGACGCGCTGAGCAAGGTGGTATACCGCGATGACTCGCAGATCGTAGACTATGATCGGTTGGGCAAGCGGTACGGCTCGCCCGAGCGCGTGGAGGTAACGGTGCGGCGCGCGACGGCTGCGGAGATCGCCGAAGCGAGGGCAGGGGAGTGACCGCAAAGCAGCGAGAGGTTCTGGCAGCCATGATTGGGGGCTGCCTCATGACGGCGGCTTCCGTATCGGCGCGCTGCTCGCTGACATACCGGGCCGTGCTGCGGTGCCTATGGCTGTTGGACGATGGCGGCTACGTGCGGCGCCGCGCGAACGATTATTTGCGCACGAGCAGGGGCGACGCAGAGGCGGCGCGCTTCGTGCCGAAGGTGGGTGCCGCGAAAAAGGAGCTGAAGCCGAGGAAGCCGCGAGCCGCGATGAAGCCGGGGCCGTCGTTCTCGCAACGCTACGCAGACCCAGAAGGCGAGCGGTACGGCGCGCTGTTTCTGGTCGTGCGCGTGATGCGCTGCTGGCTGTGCAGGATGGGATACGACGGGCCGGGACACCGTATGGACGGGAGTCAGGACCTACGGCGTGGAGCGCAGGGCGGACACACGGCGCATCACCTGCATAGACTGGACCGCGAGGGTATGATTCCGGGCGACGGTGCGGCACACGACCTGTACGCGGGACTTGGCGGGGATACTACGCAGCGTGCGTTCAAAGAGTGGCTGCGGACGGGCGGCGTCACGCTGGAAGACATAGGGCATGCGTACGTGAACGACGCGCGCATGATCGTCGCGTGCGAGACGAAGCTGAAGGACGAAGACCTGGCCTGGTAGGAAACCAAACTAGAACCCCTGGACGGAGGAACGACGCGATGGAAGGTGAGATGGATCTCTTCCGGACGTTCGTCGAGATCGGGCGCGAGCAGGCGGACGCGACGCTAAGGACGGACCCGGTGCGTGAGGTACGGCAGGCGGCGATCGACCGGGCCGAAGCCGGTGCCGGGTCGGAGTGGATGACCCTCGCGCTTGCCGCCGTGCGGCGCGTGGCAGCTCGGGGTCGGCCGTTCTCCACGAACGACGTGTGGACGGAGCTTGGCGAAGACGCCGCGACGCATGAGCCGCGCGCCATCGGTGCCGTCATGCGCAGGGCTGCTCATGCCGGCATGATTCAGCCCCGTATCTGCGGTCGCTGCGGACAGCACGAGACGGTCGACGGCCCGGAGCGCAACCACGGGCGCGCGATGACGCTGTGGGAGGCGTGCCGGCCGTGAGCCCGAGAGTGAGGCGTGTGCCCCAGACCGCAGCGACTGGATAGCGCGAGCGCCGGGCACCCTTCGTCCCGTCGGAGGGGCCGTGACGAGGGAACGCGGCGGCACGGTCGAAGTGACGTGCGGTGCGTGCGGCAACCGCGCGATGGTGGAGGTGCGACCGAGCCGGGCGAACCATGGCGTGGCACTGATCGTGGAGCGTTCCATGCGCCGGGCCGGTTGGCAGTTGGTGCCGCCATGGGATTGGGTGGAGCATGGTTGCCTACGCGCGGCGCGGAAGGCGGCTCGGGCTGGTCACGTTCAAGTGCCGTTGTTCTAACGACGAGGGAGAGGAGACCGGATGAGCTTGGATTGGGACAGGGCTGCGGTGCTCGACTTCATCGTGGCTGAACGGGTATGGCTTGCCGAGGATCTGCGTGACGACACACTGCTCGTGGACCTTGGGCTCAACGAGGAAGAGGTTCGCGAGTTGGCAGACGGGCTCGAAGACGAGTTCGACCGGGAGTTCCACGACACGGACGTTCTTGCGTGGCACACGGTGGGGGACGTGGTGGCTGCCGCCCTAGGACGTGACCTGCCACGTCGCCCCAGGACGCGTCGTGGGTAAGGGTAGGGGAGGCAACAGGGCCCGGGCTGCCCGAGCGAGGCGTAGGGATAACCGCGGGGCCGTACGGGTGATCCATGACCCGAGGGATACCGCTGAGGCGAACCTCACGGCAGCCAGAGCGACCGGCGCTACGTGGGCGGAGGCCGTGGCGTTCGTGCGGACCCTGCTCGACGCGGACCCCGGAGCCGTGGAGCGCGTGAGGCGGCAGTGGCGAGAGGAAACGAGGGGATGGTGGGCCCCGCATCACTTGCAGGAGCACCGTCAGCCACCACGCGATGCTGCCGGCCGCGCGGGTGCGCGAAGCCCTGGGTGCCCAGGACACCAACGAGTTCTTGCGGGCGCATGCCCCAGGCGGCAAGCACTGGCACCTGGCTCCCCGGCCAGGGATCAACCTACGCGCGTTGTGGCAGGGCCCTGGCACGGTCGAGTTCAGGTGCTTCTTTGGCACGCTGGACGTGATGGCATTGCGCAACGCCGTGGACTGGTGTGGCCGGTTCCTGTGCGCTGCGTTAGAAGACGGGACGGTTCCAGATGTGCCTGGTGTCCTCCCGCAACGCATGCCGTACAGACATGAGCTGGAACTGCGGTATCAGGATACGAGCCCCAGGTACGGGCGTGCCAGGGCGGAGCAGAACATTCGGCGCTTGCTCAGTGCGGGCGCAGTCCAGAAACCCGAGGGATGGGAGCTGCTATGAGCAGAACCGAGAGCGTAGTATTCGTGTGCACCGGCAACATCAACCGCTCTGCCGCCGCTGAGGTTTTGGCCCAACGGTGCGCAGCACAGATGGGGTTGTCTTGCCGCTTCACTTCCGCCGCGACGAGCCCGAACAACACAGGCCAACTCATGTCGAAGCGCATGCGCGATGCCATCGCAGTGCCGAAGGAAAGCGCCCCGCGCTCACGGCCGTTGACGGAGCGGATCGTGTCGGAAGCGGACCTCATTCTGGGCGTTCAGCAGCACCACGTCCGGAAGATAAAGAGCGCATTCCCTGGTGCTGCCCATAAGGTGCGGCTGCTGGGTGAGTACGGCAGTGTTGGGGAGATCTCCGATCCGCATTTCAACGGTACCCATGCTGTTGCGGCCGCCCAGATCGAACGGGCCACGAAGGCCCTATGCGATACTCTACGATGAGGTATCATCTCGAAGGCATGGGGGTGCGCGGTTCGCTCTGTGCGTTAGCACTGACCGACGCGGGCATGCCGTTCACCTGGCACGACACGTCCACGCCGTGGTGCGCATGGCCAGCTTCGGCCGGGGTCATCTACCCAGAGAAGGGCGACGATGTCAGCCGGGAGTGGTGGGAGAAGTGGCACGCGGCGTACGGTGGCGCTGCCGGGCTGAGCGTACAGGCGTCCTGGTGGTACAACACCAAGAACCCGCCGCACGGCAGCAAGGCGAAGGAGCTGCTGCGCATCGGGCTGATGAAGAACGGCAGCCACGACGCAGTGGTGGTGAACGCGCGGCTGCTCATCCAGCACGCACGCGCCAAGTTCGCCGACCTGAAGCGGGACGAGGCGCCGGCTGGTTCGCGCAGCATCGTGACGCACGGGTTCGGCAGCCGGCTGTTCGGGTACCTGTGGGGCTGGACCGCTGAGGTCAACATCATCGGCGCCGCCGACCTGGTGGCAGCGACGGGTAAGCCAGCGTGCATCTACTTCCGTGAGGGCCGGTTCATCTTCGGTTACGCGGCGCCCGAGCCGGGCACCGACCGCTGGCTGGCAGGCAGCTCCATGATCCTGCAGCATAAGGGCGGGCGGAAGGAACTGGAGATCGAGCCGAAGTTCGCAAAGTGGCAGCAGCGGTTCACCCAGCTGACTGGGCTGCAGGGCGAGCTGGTGGGCTCGTTCCACCACGGGTGGCGTCCGCTGCCCGGGCCGCTGGACCCTTCCACGACGACGGTGGCACAGGACGGGACCATCGAGCTGCGGCCGGCGTCGCACTCTGGGTTCAAGCGCTGGCCCGAAGTGCTGCCGGCATTGATGAAGGAGCTAACATGAACGTTCTGCACATCGTCGGCCCCCCTGGCTCCGGGAAGAGTCGGCTCGTGGAGGAGTTGACTCTCGGGCTGGACGTGGCGGAGGTGCGGTGGCAGGACACGCCACTGTGCCTCCTCCGCTACTATCCGAGCACCGTTGTCGAGCTGGGGCGGCTCCCAACTGAGGAGAAGCCCCGGCGTGGCAGCGACCGGCTGACGATGAACGCCATCGAGTATGCGTGGCCGTACGTCAGGGCGGTGCGCCCCGGGCTATTGTTGATCGAGGGTGCCAGGCTGGAGGCGCGCAGCTGGATCGCTGCACTCGAAGGAATGGGGTACGGGTACCATGTCGTGAATCTGAGCGTGCCAAAGGAAGTGCGGGAGGTGCGACTGGGCGAGCGCGGGGCGAAGCAGGACGAGCGGTGGGCTGCCGCCCGAGAAACGCAGACGGAGCGCTTCTATCGCGACGCCCGCATCTCAACACAGTTGGACGGCACGCTAGAGCCCAGCGCGCTGACAGCCATGCTCGCGCGGATCGACCCGGTGGCGGCAGCGCTGGAAGCGGCAGCGCTGGTTGCGTGCATATGCCGCGCCACGCCACGCGAGACTCCGCCCCCCGTCTACATGGTTGCGGACGAAACGCAGGTAGATCTGCTGCCGTGAGGGGCTTCGTGCTGTCCAGGCTCGCTGCTGGCGTGCTGGTTGCGGCGGCGCTGTGCGTGGATGCCGCGCCAGCGCTTGTCCGTGAGTCGGTGGCCATGGCTTCAGCGAGGCTGCCCACGATGGAGCGGAAGGCCAGCGTGCTCCTGGAGAGCGCCACCGAGGTAGAGCGCCGCTACTGGACGGACGTGTACCCGATCGAGGCCGGGCTACTGAGCACGGGCCGGGTGCGGGATCCGGGAATGGCACGGCAGGCTGCGTGGGCGATCGTGCTTGAGAGCGAGCGGCGGCATCTCAGCCCGCGCCTCATCGCAGAGGTGATGAAGGTCGAAAATCCGTGGCTGGTGCGTGATACCGTTAGCTACGCTGGCGCGGTCGGGTGGATGCAGGTCATGCCGTTCCATGCCGCAGACGGCGCTCACCCGTGCGGGACGGATCTGACCGACGGGCCAACGTCAGTGTGTTTCGGTGCGGACATCCTGCGGGAGTACATCGGCCGGGCGCTTGACGATGCGCTACGGCAGGCGCTGCTGCGCTTCAATGGATGCCGGACAACTCCCGGCTGCGAGCGGTACGCGGTGGACATCATGGCCGCTCTGGAGGAATCGTGAGACGCGCTTTCGCGTGGGCGTTCCTGGCCGCTGGCTTCGCTGCGCTGTACGTCGGCGCCGAGTGGCTGGCCTGCATGGGGATCATCGGATGGCTGGTGCTACTGGCGAATAGGAGAACGACATGGCCCACGAGCGCAAGCTCCACCAAGAAAGAATGGCCAAGCGCGCTGCCGAAGAGGTGAAGCACACGACGCGCCACGTCCCGCCGCCTGTCGGGCACATGGGCCACGTCGGGCGGAAGGTCCCACGGTGGGACGATTTCGTTCCGCCTGAGAACCTCAACGCACGCACCGGAGGGTGAGATGAGCACCGAACTGAGCTTCACGGCCCGCGTATTTTTCGTTCACGACGCATGCGCCTTCCTCGCGGGCCACACAGGTGTAGACCATGACTCCGACGTCACGATCATGGTCCCGCTGACCGCCTTCGCCCGCCGGCCGGCTCTGAACGATCTGGTGCCGATCACGGTGAGCATCGGGGAGGTGGAGCATGCCTGAGAAGAAGATCAGGCGGTGGGTGAGACCTGAACGAAGGGAGGGAGAAGTGAGCACGACCTACGCGACCGAGACAACGCTGACCACGATCACCTGTGGCGAGTGCGGGGGTGTGTACGCCATCGCGGAGAAGTTCCGCGAGCAGTCCCAGAAAGAGGGCACCACATGGAGGTGTCCGTATCCCGGGTGCCACGTCCACTGGGGCTACGCCAACAACAGCGAGAACGCGCAACTCAAGCGCCAACTGGAGGCAGAGCGCCAACGGGTAGAGCGTGCGGAGAATCGGGCTCGAATGGCCGCATCCAGACAGGGGATCGCGGAACGCAGCGCACGGGCCTACAAGGGCCAGGTGACGAAGGTGAAGCGCCGCGTCGGTAACGGCGTGTGCCCGTGCTGCAACCGGACGTTCTCCGACCTCGCCCGGCACATGAAGGGCAAGCACCCGGACTACGGGGAGGTTGCGCCGTGAACGACATCGAGCGGGCGGTGGAGGCGCTGGAGGCCGCCGAGAAAACACTCGCCGAGGACTGGATCGTCGATTCCGATCCTCGCCGCACGCTACGCGCCGCCCTCGTTGCCCTCCGCCGCTACAAGGTGGTGGAGGGCTGCGTCGGAAGTGGCAAGATGATGACGGCACCCACGGAGTTCTGGCCGGACGAAACGCCCGTCGAACCTGATCTCTTCGCCCTGCTGCTAGTGCGCGCACCCGAGACAGAGGAGAAGTGAGGTGGGCTCCATGACGCGCAAGGACTACCGCGCCTATGACGATATCGTGGCGGGCGACATCGTGGACCTCGGGGGATCTCCCCGGCGCGTTCTGGACGTGAGCTACGACGAGAGGGGCCGCCTGCGTTGGGTGGTGGTCAACCGGATCTTCGGTGGCCCGCCCGAGGATGGCGTACACCTGTATCACTGCGACCTGCACAGCAGCCCGCAGTATCGCTTTCGTGGATGGTTCAAGCGCGCAAGAGCAACCGAGGACGCGGCCCACGGGCCGGAGGAGGGAAAGTGAGGGAGAGGCAGATATACGTGTCAGCATTGATGGTGGGCGTATTCGTCTTCTGCGCGACGCTGACCGTGTTCGATGACTACCATTGGCGAGTGGGCTTGGTGCTTACCGGGCTTGCGGGACTAATCGCGTTGTGGATGCACACCAACTGGGAGCCCCGTCCATGACCACCGAGCGCCCGACGCCTGGGACCTACATGAGCATGGCCGCCAGAATGCAGGCATACGGCTACGAACGAGAGGCCGCCGCCCTCCGCTGCGCCGCCGAGGACGTGGGGAAGATGCAGGAGATGGAGCGGGTGCTTTCATGCATCGTCCTCAACGCGGTACTGATTCCCGACCCGCAGATGCGAGGCATGACCGACGCCTACGCGGTGCCGCTTGATGATATCACGGCGGCCTACGCCCTCCTGGGAGGAACCCGATGAGCTGGCCCGAAGCCGTTGTACTCGTGGCGATGTTTACCTGTATGGCGTGGGCCATCAAGGAGCGGGACCGATGACCGGCGCTGAGTTGAGGGAGCGGCTGCGGAGGAAGACATACGGCGACGTTCGCAGCAGGACGTTGTGCGCCGCCGTCGTATCGGTGCTCGGGATCACGCGGGAGGTGGTGGATGACCTGAGAGCAACCGACGGCTTCGGAGATTTGGCCGACGCCCTGACCACACTTCTGGATGCAGCGGAGGGGAAATGAGCGGCGAACCAAACACATTTGAGATCCGCGAAGAAGACGGCCTCTTCTACATCTACGAAGACGACTGTGCGTTGTCAGACTTCGCGACGTTGGAGGAGTTGACTGAACACGTACTCGACGAGTTGGGGCGCGCCATGGATCAGAAGCGAGCCCTCCAAGCGTACTACGCGCAACATGGAGGACTTCTACCATGAGCGAGAGAAAGAAGATCGCGGAGGCGCTGCGGGAGTTGCGCGCCCGCATGGAAGGGTTCAAGCACCACGGCGACGACTGGACCGAAGAGGATATGCAGGCCGCCGAACGCGCCCTCCTCGCCACGCAGCCCGAGGACGTGGGGGAGACGACGTCTGAATTGTGGATGGCCGACGAGTGCTTGGGCATGATCCGCGAGGTGCTGGTGAAGCACATCCCGATGGACGGGTGCCCACCAATGTTCTACCCGGAGGCAATCCACAACTGCATCGCCATGCCGAAGCGCGCCATCATGCGAGCCACCGGGGCAGACGCGGAAACGGTGGCGACCGCGACCGAGGACGAATTGGTGCAGATCATCCTCGCCCGCCACCCCACGAAGGAGGCCGAGAATGGCTTGTAGTTCATGCGGACTCGAAGGTGTGACCGGGACCTGTTCCATGTGCTACGGCGACCCGGACCACAACACCGACGGCGAGTACCGGCGGATGCTCGAAGATGACCGCCGCCAGCAAGAAGAATCCGAGATGCAGGATGCGCTGATCGAACAGCAGATCCAAGAAGAACGCGACCGGGAGGCCGAGAATGGCTGAGACGCCGAGAGAGTGCCCGTTTTGCGGTGGTGTGGCGACGGTGCGCAGAACCTCGCTAGGAGAGGCGGTCGTGCGTTGCGAGGGTAGTCGTGGGGACGGTTGCGTGGTTCGCCCAGAAGTGAGACGCCCCAATGAAGCATCCGCCATCGCCGCCTGGAACCGTCGCGCCGAGCCCGTGCAGGGGGAGCGTGACACCCTGTGGGACGCTGCCCGAGAGTTCCTGAAGCTGGTGGCCGACTTCGAGCGGCATACGGGGCACATGCTACCTCGGGATCACGCCTGCGTGGAGTGCGTCCCCAATAGCGACATCCTCGTGGACGGCTTCCGGTGCGGATACCACACACTCAAGGCCCTCACCCGTGAGCCCCCGGATGGTGGGGGCGAGCCCGTGCGGGGGGAGGAGCACGGGGCCATCCCTCCTGGAAAATCAGTGGAGCGCGTCGTCTTGGAAGCCTTGTGGGAGGCTGACATGGGCGATGCCGATGCCGCAGGCAGTTACGAGCGCACGGCCCGCATTGTCGCCGCTGCCCTCACCCGTGAGCCCTCGCGTTGCCCGGATGGTGGGGGCGAGCCTACGGAATGGGACCGTGGCTACGCTCAGTGTATGCACGAGTTCTCCATCCCTGGGCCGGACGGCAATATCCCTGGAGACCAGCGTCGCGCCACCCCCGAGAGCCAGGAAGAAGCCGACGCGGAGCTGGACCGCGTGGAGGTGGCGCGGACGGTGAGGAGAGTGAGGCGGGGGAGGCGCATGTATACGCTCGCGGAATTGGAGGCGGCATACGGCAAGGCGTACCCCGATAGCCAGGGAGGGGTGAGCGAGACGGAGCCACTCAGCGAGTACGACGATGGGTTCCGCCGCGGCCTGGCTGTCGCCCGTGAGCGGCTGGCCGTGCCCCCCGAGCCGACGCAGGAGCCGGTCGCGTGGAGGTGGCGGTACGTGTTCGATGGCGAACCGGATCGGACATGGAACCACGTCGCAAGCGAGGACGGCGTTCCGCGTGTAACGGACCCGCGCCTGACGACCAAGATGGAAGCGCAGGCCCTCTATGCCTCGCCCCCCGTGGCCCAGGAGGAGATCCGCCGCGCCGTGATCCATGGATACCTCGCAGCGGTCAATGATGCCACGGCCTTCGACCACCCTGCCCGCGAGAGTGCGGCGCAGGAGGCTGACCTGTACCTGTCGCACTACACCGGCCCCGTGGCCCAGGAAGGGATCGCTAATCTGCTGTTCCGGTTAGCTTGGGCAATCGGTGAGGATCTTCCGGCAGACGTGGTGGCCGAGTTGAAAGACGAGGCTATCGCCGCAGTAAAGCGTCTCCGCTCCCCCCACGGCGCCACCGAGCCCACGGGAGGGGATACGAAGATTGATTCCGAAATCGACCTGGCCGACTTGAAAGAAGATCAGGCGCACCGAATTCGAGCGTGGCTTCCGCGAGGGTCGGCGCGGCGACTGGACGTGGCTGGTGAGACAGCGCAGCCCGAGGAATGCCAACCAGGGGAGGATAGGCGCATGAAGGACGTAAGGGTGGTACGGGCAAACTGCGGACTCGACCCGGATTTGTCGCTTCTGGGCGAGCGCTACACGGGCCGCGAATATCTCGCGCTGCTCTGGCCCGAAGGCGTGCCCGCTCCGTTCGACACGGCGGAAGCGGCGCTGAAGGAGTGGATGTGGCGGAAGGAGCGGGTGCGGATCGTACTTCCGCCTTCGCGCGAGGGGGGCGACTTGTGGTGGACGGTCATGGAGAAGTCAGATGGCGAACGGACGTGGGTCGCCACCGAAGACCTCCGCCCCGTGGAGCCCACGTGCTGCACCCACCCTGTAAAGACACTCCGTGACCGGCGCAAGGGCGAGCGGCGGGTAGGGCTCACAGACCGCCGGGGCTTGCAACCTTATTCGTACCACCCGGTAGACAGGCGCGGCAACGACGGTCGTCGCGACACCCCCGGCCGACGTCGCCGCCCATGAACGCCACCCAGCAAGCCGACATCGGCCAGCGCCTCGCACTCGGGGCCGAAGACCGCGGCGTCCTCCTGGAGCGCGCCCAAGGCGACGGACGCGGCGGCAGGCGCTACGTGCCCGGCTCGTGGGAGCAGGCCGTGGCGATCCTGACTGCGGCGAACTTCCGGCTGACGACGTGCGAGGTCCCGGCCCGGATCGTCGGGAGTATCGGCGGGGGTGACGCGTCGGGTTTCGTGACCACCACCGGAAGCACCGCCGTCCACATCCACGCCCCGCGCCCGACCGAGCGCAGCCTGGCCCGGGTCGACTGCCCGACCTGCAAGCGGCGCACCTTTGCGGCGGGCTGGTACACGCCGGGTACACTTGAACCATGGAAACCACGAAGCATGACGAAAGGGGGTACATGAATCCGTCACAGAACGGGGAGGGACCCCACGAGTCGATCGAAGGGCCCGGAAACCCCAAGGGCTTGGCTGCGCTCTGCGGGAAGCGGAAGCGGAACGGAGAGCCGTGCAGGAACCAGGCTGGGAAGAAGACGAATCATCTCGGGACCGGCCCCTGCTGGTTGCATGGTGGGGCCGTGGGCAAGCAGATGACGCACGGGCGGTATTCGACGATCCAGCGGGTGCGCCTCCGTGATCTCATCGAGGGATACGAACGGGACCCTGACCCACTGAACATGCTCCCGGAGCTTGCCGTGGCCCGCGCCCTGTTCGTAGACTACGTGGACCGCGTGAAGAAGGGAGAGAGCGGAGAGGCTGGCGGAACTGACTTCGATGTCGGGGCTGCCCGGCAGCTGGTGAGTGAGGTCACGCAGATCGTGAAGCGCATCGAGGACGGGCGCGCCGCGAACGCGATCAGCAGGGCTGACTTCTACCGCGTGGTCATGGAGCTAGGTCGCGTGGTGGACGTCAGGGTGGAGGACGAGGACGTGCGTGCGCAGATCCATGATGACTGGCTCAGGATCGCCCTGCCGTGAGCGGCGCCCCTCCCCGGAGCGTGGCCGACGCGATGCTCAACCGTCCCATGGGCACCGAGGCGGTGCTACGTGAGGGCGTGCGTAAGGCAGCCGAGCAGTTGCGCACGGGGGGCGTGCACCGCCCGGACTCGGACGACTTCGGGGTGACCGTTGCTGCGCCGCTATTCCCGGAGTACGCCCAGGACCCGGAAGGATTCGCGAGGCGGCTCGGGGTACCGATGCTCACGCCGGACCAGGTGGCGATCGCCCTGAGCGTGCGCGACAACGCGGAAACGAACGTGCAGGCTGGGATCAGCGTTGGGAAGACGCTCGTGGCAGCCGTGCTCGTTCTCTGGTGGGTGTACGCCGTGGGGGGGATAGCAATCACGACGGCGCCGAGCATGAAGCAGGTGCGCGACCTGTTGTGGAAGGAGATCCGGCGGCTGTTCGACCGCAACCGCGCGTGGCTTGGGGGAACGAGGGACCTCATGCAGATCAAGCTCGCCGGGGAACAGGTGGCGTGGGGTTTCACGGCGTCGGAGAACAGTGAGGAAGGGTTCGGGGGTAGGCACCACCCATGGATCATGGCCGTGGAGGACGAGGCGAGCGGGATCAGCCAGATGGCAGATGACGGCGTGACGTCGAACCTGACGTACTACACGAACCGGCTCCTGCGGATCGGGAACCCGTTCACGGACGGCACGCCGTTCCATCATGCGTGCGAGGCGCGGTGCATCAAGATCCCCGTGTGGGAGCACCCGAACGTGGTGTGGGCGTACGCGAAGGGGGACGACGAGGTGTACCGTCTGCACCCGGACGTCAGGGCCGCCGTGGCCGAGCCCGGGAGCGGTGACGTGAGACCGCGCAACGCGTGGCCGAGGGAGCTTCAGAGGTTGGCGAATGCGATCCCCGGCGGACCGTCCATCGAGTTCATCGAGGGGAAGCGCCGGGAGAAGCGGCGTGGCCCGGGTACGGCGTACTGGAAATCTCGCTTCGATGCCGCATTCCCTACGGACAGCAGCGGGTCCCTGATCCCCCGCGCCTGGTGGGACGCTGCGCGGGCCCGGTACGACCAGGACCCGCGGAAGTGGGACGAGATGGCCCTGGCGCATCCGTGGGTCCATGCCCTGGACGTGGGTGATGGGGTAGAGCCTCACGCCCTGGCGAGTCGGCGAGGGCCCGTCCTCTACGCTCTGGCCGAGTATCCGACGCTCGGGGACCGACAGGACGTGGCACGCGCGGAAGGCTACGCGAGGGTTGCCCTTGGGGAGCGCAAGGGCGAGATCGTGGTGGACGACATCGGCGTGGGCTCCGGCGTGCTATCCGGCTTGCTGGAGGACGGGCAGCCGGCGCGTGGCATGCGGGACGCAGTCTACGATTCGGAGCGATACGTCTCGGCACGGGCCGACATGCTCTGGACCCTGCGCGAGGAGCTGGAGAACGGCACGCTCGTCATCGCCCCGCTCGGTGAGGACGTGGAGGAGTCATGCCGCGAGGAGCTGGCGCAGATCCGGAAGGCTGCGCCGACGTCGAAGGGCAAGGTGCGAGCCGAGCTGAAGGAGGAGACGTCGAAGCGCATCGGCCACTCGCCGAACCTAGCTGACGCCGTGGCGATGACCTGCACGCGCGGGACTGCCCTGCTGGACCTCGAAATGATCGAAGACGGGTTCCTGTTCGAGGACCCGAGTCGCGGGTTCTGAGGATGATGGAAAAGGGGGGCAGCGGTACCCGGGTACCCATTCTGAAACCGATGGGGGGGTGAGCCGATGAAGCGACGGCGCGGGCTGCGGGTCGGTGACGACGTGCGTAGAAGCGAGGCCAGGGCCAACGTCCGCCGGATTGGGCTAGGGTCGCCGCCACCGTAACGGTCAGCATCGCGCTGGTTAGTGCGTGACCGCCGACTATTCTGGCGTCGTCGTCTAGGTTAGGTTGGTTCCGGACGCGACGACGGTCGGTTGCAGGTCCGGATAACGGCCCGGCGCAATGGATGCGTTGCCGGGGCCGTCCCCCCGGAAACCATCCGCCTGCAACCTGCCGCGCGCCACGCAGTTTTCCTTGGACGGAAGGGAGGCTAGGGATGGCCAAGCCGAAAAGCGGTACCCGGGTACCCAAACTCGTCGAGGCGCCGGAAGCGGCGCTGCTCACGCAGGAGGAGGGTGCCGACCTCACGCGCCTCGAAGCCACGGTAGAGCGAGGGTATGCCGGCTTCATGGAGGTAGGTGAAGCCTTGGCGGAGATCAGCAGGCGCCGGCTCTACCGCGCCACGCACGCGACGTTCGACGAGTACTGCCGCGATCGCTGGAAGATGGGCGCGAACTACGCCAGGAAGCAAATTCGCGCGGCAGAAGTCGTTGCGGCACTAGGGCAAAGTACCCAAATGGGTACCCGGGTACCCATTTCTGAGAAGGTGGCCCGCCCGCTGACGGCGGTGAAGAAGCCGGCAGAGCGGAGGAAGGCGTGGCACCGTGCTGTGACAGCCGCGCAGAAGGCCGGGCGCGAGGAGCCCACCCCGGATGACGTGAAGCGCGCCGTGGCGAACGCTGGCGGGCTCGTGCTCAACGGATCGGGGAAGATCGACAAGCTTGCGTCGATGCGTGCGAGCCGAGAGGCGCAGGCCACGAAGAAGGAAGAGCCGAATGGTGGCGAGTCAAAGCGTACCGGGCACCTGCGTGCCGCGCTCGACCATCTCCACGAGGCGGCCAAGGCAGACGACGACCGGTGGGCCGCGAAGATCGGCGCGCAGGCGGACCGCGTGGCGACGCTCCTCGGTCACGTGCAGACGGTGGACCGGCGATGACGGTGGTAGGGTTATGAGGGACGGGGCACGAGTGATCGTCGTTGACGGAGACGCCGTCGCGGAAGCGGCTGAGCGGCTGAAGCGCGTCGTGGCATTCGCTAGCGTCATCATCATGCTCGCTGCGTTCTGGGGCACGGTAGCCTACATGCTCTTCGGGAACCGATCGTGATTATGACTGCGCCGTCAGATGTCGTCTGCGCAGAGGCGTGGAAGCGCGTCATGGAGATCGCAAGGGCGCATGCCCTCATCGTGCAGGCGTCGGGCGGCAGCGCCGTGCTCGCGGTTCCTGAAGTGCAGAGGATGGCGGGGCTCCGGGAGCGAACGTTGCGGGCACACCTCATGACCGAGCACGTCGTGTGAGTACCCCGGACGTTACCGTCGTGGCCGTGCTCAGGTCGGCCCCCGGGCTGTTCGGCATTCTTGACGCGCGTCGCCTCCATGCCGGGGTGTCACGGTGGGTGACGAGGGACTGGCGGCATCGCTGGGAGTTCAAGCTCTTCACCGACCGTAGCGTGCCCGGCATCTCATGCATCCCGCTGCGCGACGGCTGGCTGAGATGGTGGGCGAAGCTACCCATGTTCGAGCCCGGCGCACTGCGCGGCCCAATCCTCTACCTCGACCTCGACACGGTGGTGGTTGGTGACCTCGACGAGCTGATGGAGCTTCCGTCGTCCGTGGACGCGCCAGCCGCGCTGGAGGACTTCTACGCGCCGGGGAAACGGGCGAGCGGCGTGCTGGCGTGGGACGCTGACCGTCACGGCGAGGAGCTAGCTGACGCATGGCGCCGGTTCTGCGCGGACCCACCCGGCGTGATGCGAGCGAACCCCCGGCGCATGGACTCGTTCTTGGGGCCGTCGTTCGAGCGCGCGGACCCGATCCAGCGCATGCTCCCCGGGCAGGTGGTGAGCTACAAGATCCACTGCGAGCCGAAGCACCCGTACCAGCGGCACGCGTCGGTGCCGGAGGGCGCGCGCCTCGTGTGCTTCCATGGGCGTCCACGGCTGCGGGAGCTTCCGGCGAACGACCCGGTACGATTGGCATGGGAGGACGTGTCGTGAGCCTGAGCGTCGTGCTTCCTTGCCGAGGCGAGTTTGGGCTCATGCTCCGGTACCACGTGCCTGCCGTCCATGCATTGCCGGGCCCGAAGGTGGTCTATCACGAGCGAGGCAGCGAGGCGCTCTACCCGTCGGCGGCACGACGCGTGGCCGTGCCGCTCCCGAAGGACGAGGACCGAAGGGGGATGCGCCCGAAAGGTGACGCGGCGTTCCAGCGCGAGGTGGAGCGCGTTGCCCGGAAGCGCTGGCCCCTCGCGTCCATCGTCGTCACGCGGCGCGGCATGCCGGAAGCGCGGTTCGTGCCGGATCCGTACGAGACGCAGAAGTACCTCCTGGCCGACGTCGTGTTCTGCCCTCGCGCCCGGACCTACGGGTCTGCGAAGAACTGGGCGCACTGGCGGCCCCTGGTGAAGTGCGTGAAGGCGATGGGCATGCACGCCTTCGCTGCCGGCGCACCGGACTCTTCCGTAGAGATCGGATGCCCGTCGAGCTGGGACAGGAAGCGTCACCTCGACGCGTCGATCCAGGCCATGCGTGGGGCGCGGCTCGTGGTGGCGACGGACGCGGGACTCGCGCACCTGGCCGTGCTCTGCGGCGCCCCGCTCTTGCTCATCACCTACCGTGGGCTCGTGGCGCCGGGGCCCGTCCTCGACCCGCAGGGCAAGGTCATGGAGCCCGCGTACTGGCCGGTGCGCATGGAGGAATACTACCATGCGGCGAACCACATGGACTCGCCCATCTGGACGTCGCACGCGTGGGAGGACCCGGGCGAGGTGGAGCGAGAGATGGTGGCCCTACTCGAAGGAGACACGTGATGGCAGGCTTTCGAGGCAACGCGATCCTGCGGCGCCTCCCGTCGGAGTCGGTGCCGTGCCGCGCCGTGGAGGTGGGCGTGGACGAAGGCACGACGAGCGGCTGGCTGCTCGGCTGGCACCGCAACCTCACGCTCGTCATGGTGGACTTCTGGGGCGTCACGTACTATCGCGATGCGGCGAAGTGTTCCAAGGTAGAGAAGCTGGCCATGGCGCGCACGACGCAGGGGGCGGGCAGGCGCCATATCTTCAAGGGGGCGAGTGTAGACATAGCGTACCTCATTGCGGACGGCTCGCTAGACCTGGCGTTCATCGACGGCGACCACGAGTACGAGAGCGTTCGCGATGACGTCGCGGCGTGGCTACCGAAGGTAAGGAAGGGCGGCTGGATCGGCGGGCACGACTACTGGAAGGCCGGCGGGTTCCGCGGCGTGGACCGAGCCGTGGACGAGGCGTTCGGTGCGAAGCGCGTCGAGCTGGACGAGGACTCAACCTGGTGGGTACGGCTATGAAGATGCTGCTGACGTGGGTGGTAGCGGCATGGGCATGCGCGTCGTTGGCGGCCGCGGGACTGTCCGGTAGCGGAGGCGCGGTGGGCTGGATGCATGTGATGCCGTTCCACGCGAGTGCGGTCCATCCCTGCGGCCCTGACCTCACCGACGGGCCCACGTCGGTCTGCTACGGAGCCGACATCCTGCGGAGCTATCTCGGGGAGGCGTTGGACGCGGCGATCCGCGCCGCGCTGCTGCGCTACAACGGCTGCGTGCGAACGCCCGGCTGCGAGGCATACGCTGACCTCGTGCTGAGGAACCTGAATTGATCGTCGTCGCCTACTACACGCCTGGGTTCGGGAGCTACGAGGCGGAAGAGGAATTGCTGGAGCGATCCGCGGATCGTGCCGGCGTCGCCCTCTACGTGAGTGCCGTAGAAAATGGCGGGAACTGGTACGCCAACACGGCGCGCAAGGCGGGGTTCATCGCGGATACGCGCGGCATGCTGGCTGGTCCGCTCCTCTACGTTGACGTGGACGCCGTGGTGCATGATGATCCGTCTCCATACTTCGACGCGCTCGGGGCGGACGGCGTGGACTTCGGCGCGCACTGGTTCGCGTCCCCGTCCGGTCGCGCGTCGGACGTGTGCGGTTGCGTTATCGGCGGCGCGTGCGACCGACCGCACCGGCTACTCTCCGGCACGCTCTACTTCGGGGACACGCCGGGCGCGAGGAGTCTCCTGGAGGCGTGGTGCGGGATGAACGATCTGATGCGGCGGCGCGGGCTGCTCGAAGGCGGCGGCCAGAAGAACCTGTGGTACCTCACGACGTGCATGCCGAACCTGAAGACCGTGCGCTTGCCGGGGCGCTACTGCCGCGTGTTCGACAAGCCGTGGGCATACCCGGCGGCCGAGCCCGTGGTGATCGAGCACACGATAGCGAGCCGGGAGCACCGGGGCCCGAGCCTCGGGAAGACGAACGCGGCGCGGCAGAAGCGGATCGCGGAGCTGCGCGCAGACTTGGAGGGATGACGATGGCGGACTGGAAGACGAGGCATGGGAATTACTCGCGCATGTACGGGGCTGCGGACTACGAGGATGCCGTGGTGCTCGACGTCGGCGCGGACGAAGGCAGCACGGCAGACTTCTTCTTCGCCATGGGCGCGAGGAAGGTCGTGGTGAGCGAGAAGGACCCGGAGCTAGCAGAACGTCTGGAGGCCAAGGCGGACGCGGATCATCGCGTCGTGCCCGTGGGCGAGATGGTCAACCACAAGAGCTTCCAGGAGTGGATCACGACGTACCTGCCGCACATCGTCAAGGTGGACATCGAGGGCGGTGAGGAGTACCTGCTGCGCGTGGCGTCGGACACGCTTTCGCGCCCGGAGGCGTGGCTCATCGAGACGCACAGCAAGCGCATCCACGCGCTGCTAACCGCGCTGTTCACAGCACTCGGTTACCGCGTTACGGTGGCGGACGAGTGGGACTTCAACGAGGAAGTGAAGGTGCTGTTCGCTGAAGCGCAGGCGTTCCCCGTCCGGACGTTCACCGTGGCGGACTACGTGCGCATGATCGAGACCTGCGAGCCGTTCGCCCAGGCCAACTATGGTGACGGCGAGTGGGGATGCCTGCTGGGACACCGCGGCGGCAACGTGAACGGCGAGCCGTACGACCCGGTGATCCGCGACGCGCTGCGGCGCACGCTGCTGGAGCACGTCCCCGGGTACCTGTGCGGTACGAACCCGGGATGGAAGCTACAGCGTGAGGTGGAGGCTTGGATCGCGACGCACGGCCTGGGGGCGTCGGAGCGGTGGGTCCACAAGGAGACGCTGGCCAACGCATCGGTTCACGGAGAGTTCGCTCCGGTGCTGGCAGCGCTGCGGCTGCGCAAGGTGTTGGTCGTGGGGCCAGCATGCCTGCGTGAATTGCCAGTCGAGCACTTCGGCGCCACGGCGCTCGTGGAGGTGCCTGGCGACGGAAGCGCCTGGAAGGTGGTGGGCGAGACGTGCGATGCGGTCCGTAGCCTTGCCGCAGGAGAGCCAGACTCGCTGGTGCTGTTCGCGAGCGGGATGGCTAGCAACATGATGATCTACCGGCTGTGGGGTGACGAGGAGTTCCGCGCCACGGGGGCATCGCTGCTGGACGTGGGCGCCACGCTCGATCCCTACGTGGGCAGGCGGACGCGCAGCTCGCATCGGCGACCGGAGTTCGACGAAGCGATGCGTCGCAACCTGGAGGTATGAGATGGCCGAAGACGAGGGGAGTACGTTGCCTGAACCGCTGCACGTTCCGGCGCCGACTGGCGCGCTGAGCACTGAAAAGGAGGGGGAATGCAAGAGGTCGTGCGGTTATCCGTGCCCGAGCCACGCTGGTGGGAGCGGTTGGTGTGGTGGCTGCGGGACGTGCTGTTAGCTGCCGGTAACGCACTGCCGAACCCTAGCTACAACGGGGAGATTCCGCTGAAGAATGGGTCCGTGGTCCGATGGTATGTAGAAGACAGGCGTGGCAGCACAGGCTCGCTTGCGGCCTACCTGCCAGATCCGGGCGTTGACGATGCGTGAGCATCCGGTCGGGGACGTCGGGGTCCACGACGTTGCCCTCATCCTCGGGGGTGCAGCCTGCCTGTGGGAAGACGTGGGTGCTGCGCTCACCCTGCTCGGGGCGCCGCCCGCGACGGAGAACGAAGCGTCGTGGCCGGCCGGTCCGGTGATCGCCACGAACGAGGCTGGCGCCGCGTGGGCAGGGTGCCTCGATCATTGGGTGACGCGGCACCCGGAGAAGCTCGGGACGTGGCAGGCGCTACGTCGAGTGCGCGGGTACCCGGACGGGTATGAGGTGTGCTCGAACCAGGCATGGTCGGGCGTGGACGTGGTCATCGCCCCGTGGGGTAGCACGTCGGGGCTTCTCGCCGTCGCTCGTGCGCGCGGGCTCGGCGTGCGGCGTGCCGTGCTATGTGGGATACCCATGACGGTGACTGCCCACTTCTTCGATGCAAAGCCGTGGCGAAATGCGGGCAACGCGTGGCGCGGGTGGGCAGCGAACGAGCACAAGATGCGCGGCTGGGTGCGGAGCATGAGCGGGAGGACTCGGGATATGCTTGGTGCCCCGACGCTCCGGTGGCTTAGGGGGACGCAGACGTGAGCCGCCTTCGCGCCCGGCGCGTCGTGCCCGGCGGGCACGTCTACGAAGTTGAAGTCGATGCCGATGCGGCGCGCATAGGGCGTGACCAAACGGCCCGGCGTAGGACACGAAACGAAGGGGGACGCGAAATGATGGTCATGCGGTGGGCCCGCTTTTGGTTCGCGCGGGTCGCGGAAGCGTTTGCTGGCGTGGGCGCATTCGAGGCGGCGTGCCGGGAACTGCCTAGCGGCCAGCCCCCGACCTTCATGCCGAAAGAGCCGGAGCCCGATCGCCCGCCGCTCAGCAATGCACGGTGGACGGGGCTGCGCTGCATGGCCTGCCGGTGCAAGCTCTACGCCGACTGCCTGCACCCGCTCTCCACGTTCTTGTGCGCGGCATGCGATGAACGGGCGGCAGCGCGCCCGTTGGGCCCGTGGGCAGCAGTAAGGAAGCGGGAACGAGACGAACGAGCGGTCGCGCTCGCGGCTGCCACCGATCCAGGGGAGGCTCCGGGATGAGCACGAACGGGAAGACCAAGAAGGACAAGAGCAAGTGCGTGTGCCGCGAATGGGTGACGGGTGGCATCGCGCTCAACTTCGTGAGGGACGCGGCGGACGGTCGCGTGCTGGAGGTGCGGACGACAGCCCCCTTTCCGGCCAAGACGGCCGTGTCGCCCGGGTTCGTGGGGCGCATGACGGCCGAGTTGCCCGGCATGGCCGAGTGGCAGGGACCGCGGCTCATCATCAGGACGTCGCGGCGCGAGCACGCGTACCGAAAGGTGGGGGAGTGTCCGGGCTGTGGGTACGTGCTCCTGAGGAGCGAAGGGGCCGCATAGGGTGCGGGGGGTTATACTAGGCGCGAGGAACCTTAACCGGAGGGGACGGCGATGACGGTGAACGGGGACGGGAACGCCATGGACGGCGAGAAGGTGATGGTCGTGCAGGTGGCGTACCACCAGGACACCGGGAAGATCGGGGTGCTCGGCGTGACACCGGGCAACAAGGTGGTGGCGAGCTGGATGCTCCATCGCGCAGCCCTCGCCATCGACGGCATGGTGAAGCCGACGGACGTGGCGATCGCGCTCGGCGAGGCGGAGCCGGCGGAGCGGCACATCATCCCGGTTCACGGGAAGCTCAGGCCGTTCGACGATCACGGCATCCGGGGGGGCGGACGATGAACCGGCGCGGGTTCTTGTCGATCGTGCTCGGGGGAATCCTTGCGGCCGTAGGGTTCTTGCCCCGAGGCGGTACCCGGGTACCGCTTCCGCGAGCGGGTGCTGGCAGCGGAATGCTCATGGCGAAGAGGGAGCGGGATTACAGGACGGCGCCTGGAACAGCGATCAACCCCTAAGCGGTAGAGGCAGGGAGGACCCGAGACGATGGCCACGACGAACGACGGGCGGCCCGGGATCATGGAGCTGGCGCGCAGCCTGGTGCGGGCTCCGCTCGAACGGCGCGCGCTCGCGGAGCAGAGGGCACGGTTCGACCGGCTGGAGCTTGAGGCCGCGAGCATGATGATGGAACGCACGGTGCGCATGGTGCAGCCGGAGGACGACGGGTACGTCCCAGCATTTGGTACGGGTGAGGGCCGTCTGCTCGATGCCACGGACGCTGACACGCTCCGTCGGCAGGCCATCAAGGCTGCGTATCGGTCCCCGCTCCTGAGCGGGTACCTGAAGACCCTGAAGCGATTCGTCATCGGTGTAGGGCCAACGTTCGTCCCAGACACGAAGGACGAGAATCTTCGTGACGAGATGAAGGCGTGGTGGCGCCGGTTCGTGCTGATCAATCAGTGGTACGACATGGAGGACGAGTTCGTCTCGCGCACGTGGCGGGACGGCGAGACGTTCACGCGGCGGTTCACGCAGGAGGATGACGGTGGCATCGCGTACTCGCTCACCGCGCAGCAGCAGCGTACGCTCGTCAGCTTCGACGGGTTCCAGGCGCGTGACCTCCAGGCGATGCGCGCCCCGAGGGGCATGACCCTGCTCAGGCTCATCGACCCTGCTCAGATCCACGACCCGACTGGGACGTTCCGGGAGGGCATCGTGACGAGCGACGTGGACGTTCGTCACGTGCTCGGGTACGTGTGGACGCCCCCGGACGTTAGAACCGGCACGTGGGTGGCAGCGGACCGAATGTTGCACGCAAAGGTCGGCGTGGACCTCGACGTGCTTCGCGGCCGGAGCGTGCTTGAGATTCTCCTCCAGCGGGACAAGCAGTACGAGGAGTGGGTGCGTTACCGCATCGCGCTCTCAATGTACCGTTCCGCCGTGGTGATGGTGCGGAAGCTGAGCAACCTCAACTCAGCAGCCGTGCAGGCGCTCCGAGACCGTCAGGCCGCGCAACGCGACGACTCATCGAACGACTCGCGCGTGCGGATGCCGAGGCCCGGTACAACGGTGACGTCCGGGCCGAACATCGACTACGCGTTCCTTGCCCCCAACCTTCAGGCCCAGGACGCCCAACACGACGGGCGCAGGCTGATGCTCAACATGGCGGCGGCTACGGGAATCCCGGAGTACATGTTCACCGGTGACTCGTCGAACGCCAACTACTCATCGACGCTGGTGAGCGAGGGGCCGGCGTTCCGAGAGTTCAAGGGCTGGCAAGACTTCTTCACGCCCCGGTACGAGCGCGTGTGGCGGTGGGTGTACGAGGACGCAGCGGAGTACGGTGCGTTCGGGAAGCGGCTGAAGCGGTCCGACCTCGATAGCATGGGGGTCGAGGTGCAGTGGCCGAACATCGAGGTGCGCGACGAGGTGAAGCACGCGCAGGCGAACCTGACCAAGAGCGAGGGCGGCATCCTGTCGAAGCGCAGCTGGGCGACGGACGAGGGGCTCGACTACGACGCGGAGGTGCAGAAGATGGACGAGGAGATGGATCGCGCGTTCGAGCGGCTCGGTAGGATAGGAGGCGGGGCCGTGCCGCCAGGCAGCGGCGAGGAGTAGCGCGAGGTGTTCGTCTTCGAAGCCGCTCCGAAGATCCCCCTGCCCCTCGACGTGGACAGAGGGAAGCTGGGCGGGAGTCTCAACGAGGTGCTCATGGACTCGCTGCTTCGGCACCGTCACGAGTTGTTCCGCGTGGAGAACGGGATCGTGCGCGGCGTCGTGGCACCCATCACCGCAGCGCGCGGTCAATTGAGGGCCGCGCTCAATGCCATCGGCGGGCCCCACCTGGCGGATCTTTCCGGATTGCCGCTCGCCCAGCTGCGCAACCTCGAACGCGAGATCGGTACGGTGATGGCAGGCGTGGAGACGGCTGTGACGTCGAAGCTCCGGGCAGGGCTCAGCGAGGTGGCACGCGTCGAGGTTGCAGCCCAAAACGCCCTGCTCGACGGGGCCATCCCTCGCGCCGTGGGCTGGAAGCCGTGGGAGCCGACCGGGGCGGACATCGCAGCGCTCGTAGACACGCCATATCACGGCTCTGTGTGGCACCGGCGGTTGGGCCGCGGTGCGGCAGAAGCGGAGATCAAGCTCGCGGAGACGGCACGAGCTGCGCGCTCGCGTGGACTCACGGGCAAGGGGTTGGACAGGAAGTTCGGTCAGATCATCGGGACCGAGTATCAGGCGCGCGTGGTGGCGACGCTGCGCACCGAATCCGGGAGGGTGGCGAACGACGCGCTGCTCGCAAGCTACCGGCGCAACGCGCAGACGGTGGAGAGCGTGATGGTAGTCGAGACCCTTGATGACCTCACCTGTCTCGTGTGCGCAGCTCGCGACGGAGTAGTGCTGCTTCCTGACGCCGACCCCATTCAGTTCCCACCGTACCACGGGAACTGTCGGGGCTTCATGGCCCCCGTGCTCAAGAGCTGGCAGGACATGGGGCTCGACGCGGAGGACCTGCGCCCGCAGGAGCGCGCGGCGATGGACGGGCGTGTGCCCGGGACGGTGACGTACTCGGAGTGGTTCAAGCGGCAGGACGCGGCGTTCCAGAAGAAATATCTCGGCGCGCCTCGCTACGAACTGTACAAGAGCGGCAAGATGAAGATCACGGACATGGTGAAGGACTTCCAGGTTATCCCGCTGAAGGATCTACCGGTCGGGAATGGAGGAAGTAGATGGTAGATCACGTCGGCGTGGAAAGCGCGAAGGGCCGGACCACGGTGAGGATACCGGACGGCTTCGCCGGGCAGATCGTGCTCCACTGTTCCGGCGGCATGGTGCTGAAGTACACGGTCAACGAGGTGCGTCGGCCCACGTCGCCGAACGGCGGGCATGACCTAACGGAAGCACGCCGTTCGCGCCGGGCGAGCGAGGACCCGTGACCGTGGCTGCAGACGGCGCGCGCGATGCCTTGGTTGAGGCGAACCTCGGCTTGGTCTATCGTGAGGCCGCGCGCGTCGCGGGTCATGCCGGCTCATGCGATTTCAGCGACATGATCTCTGACGGGTTCGTAGGCTTGCTGCGGGCTGCTGAGCGCTGGGACCCAGGGGCCGGGCACGCGCCGTCTACCTACCTCGTACCGCGCATCAGATGGGCGATCGCCGATGGGTTGAGGGATAGGGACATCGCGTCGCGCGGGCTGCGAACTGCGGGCCGGAAGCTCACGCGCGCCCGGAGGGTTATCGCCCAAGCGCTGGAGCGGGAAGCTACCGCCCCTGAGCTTGCCGTCGAGCTAAAGATGACGGCAGAGGCGGTCAACAGTCTACGTGACCGACTAGCCGCTGCCAGTCATGCGGCGCCGATCGAGGCGGCAGATGGCCGCGTTGACTTCCCGGACCCGAGCGTACGCGCTCTCGCCGTCGTGACCGTCGAGCGCCTTCTCGCCGAGCTTGGGGGCCGGGAGAGCTTCGTGCTCAGCGCTCACGACCTTTTTGGGTACCGGCTCCGCGAGATCGCAGACCATCTCGGGGTCACGGAAAGCCGGGTGAGTCAGATCCGCAGTACGGCGATCCGCAAGCTCCGGGAAAGACCGGCATGCGGCTGAGCCCTTTACGTATCTGCGGTGGAGGGTTATAGGTAACCCTGTAGAGTACAGACGCGCCGAGCGCGCGGGCTGACCCGCACAAACGGAAGCCTCGACCTCCAGTAGCCGAAAGGCGCTGGCGGTCGAGGCTTTCTGCGTTTACGGGGCCTCGACTCCTACCCGGCACGGGAGCACGGATGACGGAGAAGGCGAAGGGCGGTTTAGCGGAACCGAACAGGGTCACGAGATTCATCGAGTCGTACGAGCCCGGCCTGCCGCTCGCGGAAGCAGAGGTGAACGGGCTCGTGATCCAGAACGTGTCGCTGCTCGGGCGCACGTCGTTGAACAACCGCGTCTACAGCGAGCAGGCCATGCAGGATGCGGTGCGCCTCTACGACGGGGCACCGGTCTACATCGACCACCCCACGGACGACGAGCTGGACGCGCGCGGCGGCATCCGGTCCGTCCATGACTTCGCCGGTCGCGTGCGGAACCCTCGCAAGGTCGGGGACCGCGTGCGCGGCGACATCGAGGTGCTCGATCGCGAGCCGACGCGGAGCCTCATGCTCTCGGTCGCGAAGCAGATGCCGGAGCAGGCGGGGATGAGCCACCGTGCCCGGGGCGAGCTGACGCGCACGGACGACGGGAAGGATCGCGTGGACTCGCTCCTGAGCGTCGAGGCCGTGGAGTTCGTCATGGAGCCCGCGACGGTGGCCGGGCTCTTCGAGGCCGTGACGCGGACGGGCGAGGCGGCGGCTCAGGGGAGCGATCAGGACAATCAGGCGGTACTGCGCGACAAGGTGCGCGCCGCGTTCCCGAAGTACGGCGAACACCTCTGGGTGGAGGCGACGTACTCGGAGGACGGGGTGCTGGTGTTCTGCGTCATGGACGGGCCGCAGGAGGGCTCGTGGCGCGTGACGTACGAGGAGCAGGAAGATGGATCCGTGACGTTCGGCACTCCGGAGAAGGTGCGCCGCGTGACGGTGTTCGAGCCGACGGAAAGCCGATCGGCCGGCGGTACCAACACCCAGGAGGGCACAATGGAGCTGAAGGATCTCACGCTCGACCAGCTACGGGCCGGCCGGCCGGACCTGGTAGCGTCGTTCACCGAGGCGGCGAAGGCGGAGCTGGCCAAGACCGACGAGACGAAGACGCTGACCGCCACGGTGGCGACGCTGGAGGCAGAGCGCGACGCGCTGAAGGCGGCCAACGCGGCACTGACGGCGAAGGTGGACGAGGCGAACGTGCGTGAGGCGCAGCGCGTGCGCGAGGATCTCATCGAGACGAAGCTCGCGGCGGCGAAGCTGCCGGACGCGGCCGTGACGGACCTCTTCCGCAAGACGCTCACGGAAGCGGCGGACGAGGCGGCCATCGACGCGGCGATCGCGGAGCGGAAGACGCTCGTCGAGTCCGTGGCGAAGCCTGCTGGTGCGGGCAGCGGCAACGGCACGCCGAAGCAGCCGGCGTCCGCGCGCATCACGGAAGCCCTGGGGGACGCAGAGGGCAAGAAGTCCGTTACCGATACGGACGTGAGGGAAGCGCACGGATCGCTCTTCGGCTGAGATGGCCGGAGGCTGGGCAGCACGAAGGTTGGACCCGGACACGCCGGGTCTAGTACGCGCCAACGGGGGAAGGTGAAGGCGGCGAGCGGCCCCGGCGCCGAAGCTCATGAGACCCACGCTCGCATGGAGAAGCGCAGATGGCGAACAGGCAGCTTTACAGGAAGGCAGCTGGCAAGGTCAGACTGCCGGTGGACTCGGCGGAGGTCGTGGAGGTCGGTGATGCCATCTACCTCGCCACGGACGACGCGCGTCCCGCATCGAGTCTGACGTACGTGTCGGGCAACCTCGCGGCGACGCAGGCGAACTTCGCGGCGAAGTTCATCGGCGTGGCGGCAGAGGCGAGCGAAAGCGGGGACACGGACGACATCACGATCGGCCAGGGTGGGATCTACGAGTTCGACTGCGCGGCGGCGCAGTTCGAGGTCGGTGACCTCGTCGGGATGGACGACAACGCTGGCCCGACGGCCCTGATGGATCAGCAGGTCATCGCGATCGGCGAGAACGGGTACGGAGCGATCGGTCGGGTGGCGAAGCGGTATTCGGCGAACACGACGCGCGTGCAGGTGGAGATCTTCCAGCCGTCACTCTCGCCGAGCCCGCTCTACATCCCGGTGTTCCAGGGGCTCATCGACGATGCCGAGGATCTGCTGACGGCGTGGCCGGTGCAGTTCCCGTTCAAGCTCGTGGCCGTGATCGCCACGGTGACGATCGCCATCGCGGGCGGCGACGTGGTGCTGACGGTGGACAAGAACAGCACGGCGCTGGACGACACGGTGACGGTGCCGAACAGTTCGGCGATCGGCTACGTGAAGCGTCAGGCGATCGACGACGCGACGGGCGACGACATCTTCATCGTCGGCGACACGCTCAGCATCGCGAATGCCGGGGCGGCGAGCGGCGGCGAGTGCCTGCTGGTGCTGGAGGTGCGGCCGTTCCTGCTCGAAGCCTGAGCACGATGATGTAGGACCGCACGCCTGAAAGGGGCGCGGGGGCTGGCCGGGTGAAAGCCCGAGCCCGGCCGCCCCCCGCAGCCTGCAGGCGAACGGAAGGGAGCGACGGAGGATAAAGGCGGCTGGAAAAGACGGGCCAAAGTGACACCCCCCGAGGGGAGAGTACTACGATGCTTCGCACCGGCGAAATCCGGCGTATCGTCGAAGAGAAGGGATACGCTGGGTATCTGAGGATCCAGGCTCGGCTTCTGGGCCTGACGGAAGAGGGCCGCGTCCCCGAGGGGCCGGACGGGCGTCCGCTCCTGGAGTCGCACGTGACGGTGGACGGCGGCGGCAAGCTGCCGCGGAAGAGCCCCCTGCAGTTCAGCTTCCGGGCGCTCTGGGAGGGCATGGTCGGGCCCGTGGAAGAGACGTTGAACGTCGGTGAGGGTCGGTCCGGACTCATCGAGGATCGGCGGCTCTTCGGGGCGCCCGAATCCGTTCGCGAGTCTGCGATCGCGTCCTCTGCGTTCGCGAGCGCCGTGGGGCAGCTCACCGCCCTGCAGGTCATCGCAGGGTACGAGGCCCCGGGCTTCGTGGGCGACCAGCTCGTGACGAGGATGCCGAGCAAGCTGCGCGGCGAGCGCATGGTGGGGTTCACCTCGCTTCAGGGGCCGAAGCCCGTGGGTGAGGGGGACAGCTACCAGGAGAGCACGTTCGGTGAGAAGTACGTCACCACGACGGAGACGAAGCGCGGCCGCCTGCTCTCGATCACGGAAGAGGCGGTGTACTTCGACCAGACGGGTCAGATTCTCGACCACGCGATGCAGCTCGGTCGCATGTCGCGCGAGGAGCGCGAGCGTCGGATCATCCGCGGCGTGGCAGACGTGGCTTCGACGGAGCGCGTGTACCGGCCGACGGGCACTGCGACGCAGCTCTACAGCACCGGCAACGCGAACCTGCTGAGCACGGCGACGCCGCTCGTGGACTGGACGGACATATCCGAGGCCATGGCCTATCACGCGGCGAACGTGCGGGACGACCGCGAGACGGACGACACGCTGGGCACGCAGCCCATCACCTGGCGGCCGACGCACGTCCTCACGGCCATGGAGCTGGCAGGACAGGCGGCACGCATCTTCGCAGCGACGCTGCTCACGGACACGAGCAGCGCGGGCGGCACGACGGCACCCAGCGCCGCGATCCTCAACGTGCTCGGGGCCGGGAGCCTCAAGTCGGTTGCGTCCGCATACCTCGACGCAGCTCAGGGTGCGGACCAGTGGGACGACGCGAGCGACTGGCTCATCGGCGACTTCCCGCGGCAGTTTGCGTACAAGGAGGTCTGGCCGCTTCAGACCTTCCGCGCCCCTGCGCAGAACGACGAGCAGTTCGAGCGCGACGTGCTGGCCCGGTTCAAGGTGCGCGAGTACGGCGACATCTTCGCTCGCGACCACCGTCTGGTGATCAAGGTAAACGCCGTCTAACGAGACGGTGGCAGTAGCCTTCGGGGGCGATGCCGCCGGGTCCGCGTTCTAAGCGGGGGCCCGGCGGCGTGCCCACCCCCGAGCACACCAAAGATTCCTCGTTGTGGGAGGGAAGAGCGATGGCGCGTGACGCATACATCAGGTACCGCTATCTGTCAGACGGACGGATGGTGGAAGCGCAGTGCTCGGCTGCGCACCGACAGATCGCCGCGGGCCTGGCAGAGCCGCTCGACGACGTGCATCGGGCCACGTACGTGACGTGGTGCAAGGAGAGCGGGCATGACGTGGCAGAGCACGTGCCGGCACCGGTCGCGGAATACGGCGGCGGCGCAGTTGACGTTGACGAGGCAGACGTGGAGCCGAGCGCACCGGGCCAGAAGGCGGACGACGAGCCGGAGCTGATCCCGGCCGAGTTCCCGCACGCTAAGGAGCTGGCGGCCGTCGGCATCGTGACGTTCGACAAGATCCCGGCCGACCTGACCGTCACGAGGGTGAAGGGCATCGGGAAGGCGGGAGCAGGACTGGTGGCGAGGGCGTTGGCCGCTCGGGCAGTCGGGTAACCGGAGTACCGGCCCGTGGCGTTTAGCTTCGACCCGACGACGTCTCGCGGTAGGGTTCGCCTCCTCGTCGGAGACACGGACGTGGTGGCTGAGCGGAATCAGATCTTCACCGACGCGGACGTCGATGCGTTCCTGGCGATGGAGGGCGGGTCGGTGTACGGCGCTGCTGCCGTGGCATGCCGAGCGATCGCCGCGAACGCGGCGCGAAGCCGCATAGCGCTGCGCGCGACTGGTAACCCGGTGGGCCGGTGGTCGGAGCTGGCGAAGCAGTACGACGTGCGGGCGATCGAGAGTGACCCGATCGAGCTGATGGACGCGGCGGAGTACCGCATCAGCCCGTTCGGCGAAGACATGTCGGAGTACGTGGGCGACATCCTGTGACTTACGTGGAGGACGCGATCCGATGGCATTCACCTACAGTGCGGCGACGACGGGAACGCGGGCGCTCGATCGCGTTCGGTTCCTCGTCGGTGACACGCTCCTGCAGGGCCATCGCCTCGACGATGACGAGATCGCCGCGCTGCTCGTCGAAGAGGGCCTGACCAGCACCACGTCGCCTGCGGGCTCGAACGAGCGATACGTGCTCCGCGCTGCCGCTGCCGCATGCCGTGCGATCGCGAGCGCGCTCTCGAAGAACGCGGAGATCGCCATCACGGGGGCAGGCCCGGTGAAGGCCGCGGCTGCCGACGAGTTCAGTCGGCGTGCGGATGACTTGGAGGCCAGGGCGACGCCCTGGTTGCTGACCTAGCATGGCCGGCCCGAAGAACTTGGGGCGCGGGATCAAGGTCACGATCCTGGGAGCCGACGAGGTCATCGACAAGATCGAGGGCCTGGCACGCCGCGCCATGGATCTCCAGCCCGGCTTGGAAGTGGTAGCAGATCTGCTGCAAGCCCAGACGGCTGAGAACATCCGCACGCGCGGCGGCGGGCTCGCGGAGCGGTGGCGGCCGCTGGCAGAGGGCACGGTGAAGGCGCGCCGCGAGCGCTGGGGATACTACGGCCGGAACGCGCCCGGGGCAGGGGTGTCCATGACGACGCCGCTCATGTGGACGGGCGGCATGGCGCGGAGCTTCCAGGTGGGCGGGGAGCACCACGTGCGCTCCATCACATCGCAGACCATGGAGTGGGGCAGCACGCACCCGATCATCGCGTTTCACAACAGTCGGGCGCCGCGCACGAAGATCCCGTTCCGTCCGATGCTCGGGTTCCGCGATGACGCGCAGAAGCGCGTGCTCACGGTAGAGCCCGTGCGCATGTGGATGAGCGGCATGCCGCAGGCTCAGATCCGGGCTGAAGCATTCGCTCGGTCGGGGCTCGCGTTCCGGAGGGCAGGCTAAATGCTCTACGACGTCGTAGACCTCGTGGCGTCCGTGCTCGACGCGAACTTCGACGCGGACCTCACCGCGCTCTGCACGGCGAAGGGCGTAGCAACGCCGACCGGCATCGTGGGTGGCACGGTGCGCAAGCGCGAGGGCCTGCTCGCGTGGGCCACCAGCCCGGCGAACCTTCCCGGGCTCGGCGTCACGAGTCAGGGCGCGCAGACGGGGGCGAAGAATCAGGCGAAGCGTGACAGCACGGTCACCGTGCAGGCCGCATACTACTCGACGGGGCAGGATGCGGCCCTGCTCGGCGCCCACGTGGAACTGGCTGCCGAGGCCATCATGCTGTCCGTGGATCGCATGGCGGGCTCAGGAAGCGGGCTCGTGTGGGGCGTGGCAGAGGGGCGGGACAGCGTGAGGATCGAGACCATGGGCACGGCGTTCACCAGGGATGCCAACTGGTTCGAGGACGGCGTGGTGGTGGAGTTTCCGGCGAACGATAGGGACGTCGTGTGATGCGTAACGGCGACTCCGTGATTCGCGTCGGCATGGACCTCCAGGAAGCCTATGACCACGCCATGGCCATGAGTGAGGCGTTCCGCGCGCTGGCAGACCGGCTGGCTGCCGAGCCTGACGTGTGCCGGCACCCGAAGGGCGCGCGAGCGCCGGGTGACGGCGTGGCACCGTCGCATTGTCGGGCGTGCGGTCGAGTATTCGGCGGCAGCATGGACAAAACCGAGGAGAACGCATGACCATGCAGAATGCTGGGTCCATCGCGGGCAGGCGCTTCGCCCTCGACGACACGGGCGGGCTCGTTTGCCTCGACTGCCTGGAGTCATTCCGAAACGTCGAGCGCTTCGCCAGGCACTCGGTACGCTGCCCCGGTACGTCTGGGGGTGGTAAGGTGCCCCCGGAGCTGGCGACGACGGCCGTAGGGCCCATGGCGGGGCCCGTAGCACGTCCCGACGACGACCCCATCGCCCTCCCGCCCGGATACGCCTACGCGGGTCGGTGGTCTAGGGGTGGGTACGGGACCGTGAAGGCGCCGGACGGACGAGAGTTGGAAGGGCCGGACAAGGGGAAATTCCACGGACGCTCGGACGCAGCCGACGCGGCGTGGGCTGATCACGAGAGCGCGGCGAGATGACGCTGAATCGTGAGGGGTGGATCGACGATCGCCCGTACGCCGTCATCAGGGATCGGGACGGCGCCGGTGAGGAGGTTGCCTACGTCTGCCTGAAGTGCGGGACCGAGACGATCGCGGAGCCGGTAGCGTTTGCCGCGCACCGCTGCCACAAGGCCAAGGGGCCGAACCACCTGAAGAGAGGGAGATGACACTATGCCCGAGCTAGTGCGGCTGGAAGGGCTCCTGGCGAAGATCGAGAGCGTCTACAAGACGGACCCCACACCCGTCGTGGGAACCGACGGCGTGCAGGTCGAGGAGACGCTGCACGACAACACGACGTGGGGCTACGTGGAGGAGAACCTGCGGGAGAACCTCGCGGGTGTGGGCCTGGGCCGCGTCGGCTCCGCGACGCCCACGGGGAGATGGATGGACCTTGAGGTGACGACGGCCCTCAAGGGCACGCTCTTGGCCTACGCAACGGGCACAGTGGTGCCGGAGTACGACGTGTTTCTGAGGGCATGCGCCCTGCAGCCCACGGTGACGGGCAGTGCTGGCGCGAAGGTCTGCACGTACACGCTCCGGTCGAGCGGCTTCGAAAGCGCGACCGTGTGGGCGTACAGCGGCGGGAAGCTGTTCAAGGTTAACGGGTGCCGAGGCAACGCGCGGTTCCTCTTCACGCCGGGCCAGATCCCGCGCGCCGTGTTCTCGCTGCGCGGGTTCTTGGCAGGCGTGACGCAGGTCGCGCTGCCGACGATCACGTACGCGTACGAGGCCGTGACGCCGCCGACGGTGAAGGGTGCGGGGCTGTCGCTCAACTCTGTGGACCCTGCCGGGTTCGACGACTTCGAGCTCGACCTCGGCATCGAACTGGCCGACCTCCCGCACGGCAACGACACGGACGGCTTCGCTGGCGTGTACGTGACGGACTATAACCCGATGATCAAGACGACCATCGAGCGCGGGGCGATCAGCACGTTCGACCCGTGGGCGCTGCGCCACGCAGGCACGCTCTTCGCGTGGGACATCGGGCCGGTCGGGGCGACGCAGTACAACCGGGTGACTGCGAGCGGCCCGAAGGGTCGCATCATCGAGCACAGCGGGCCGGAGCGCGACGGCATGGCGCTCACCGATCTCACGATCCGGTGCCAGCACACGGATGCGGAGACGGAGGACTCGCTGTCGATCGTATTCGACTAGGAGAGGGTTGACTGGAAGCACGAAGCATGAGGGGTCCGGCGCGACGTGGTGCGGGCGCCGGCAGGAGCCTCATCCCACTCCTGGCGGGTTCGACTCCCGCTCCCTCCGTCAAGAGCAGTGACGTCGAGCGACATTCTGCCCGGGCATCTCCCATTACCTGGGCCCATGAATGCTCGACGGGGTGGGCGGTGAAGACCCCTCGTAGAATCACGTAGACAATCCAACGAAACGCGGGATGCGAAAGGAAGGCGAGTCATGGAAATGCCGAAGCGGCTGCCGACGATGAAGGTAGAAATGGTAGAGGGCGTCACGGCGATCTTGCGCACGATGACGTCGCGCGAACTGGCAGCGGTGTGGGAGCGGTCGGCTCCCGAGGTGGTGGTGCCGAAGGCTGGCGAGGAAGGCGTGCGCAACGACTCCGTGACGCTGCGCGCTTCGCTCCAGGAGATGGTCGTGGCCTTCGAATCCCACCTTCTCGGGTTCGAGGGCTCCGACGTGCCGACGTTCGACGGAGCGCCGTTCGTGGCCGGGGACGCGGACCACCTCGCGCGGCTCAAGCCGGGCTGGAAGGTCAAGGGCGGCAACGAGCTGATCACGGATGCCATGCTGGCGGGCACGTCCCGGGGAAACTGAGGGGCGCCGGCAGGACGATCGCCCGTGGCATGAACCCGCTGCGGTCGTTGAGCCGGCGCGAGCGGCGGCTGGTGGTCAGCTGGACGATGCTGGAGAACTGGGGCAAAACCCCGGTCGAGTTGGGTCTGTCGAGCTGGGACGATGTGGACCCGTGGTGGGGTGAGGCGATGCTTGAGATTTCGGCCGGTTACGCAGCCGGCCAGAAGAAGCACTAGCGGAGAGGGAAGGCACGGATGGCCGAGCGCATCACCATCATCATCAACGCACAGGCTGAGCAGGCGGTCAAGGAGTTCGACGCCGTTAGCCGTGGTGTGATGGGGGCTGCCGAGAAGGTGCAGCAGGCCGGGATGCGCATGTCCCTCGGGATCACGCTTCCGCTCGTGGCAGGTGCCGCGACCGCGATCCGTGCCGCCGCATCGTGGGACACGGCCATGGTGGGCGTGGCGAAGACCGTGGATGCGCCCATCGAGCGCATCGAACGGCTCGGTCAAGAGTTCGTGGCACTTAGCGAGGCCATCCCCGTCGCGTCGAACGAGCTGGCGGGAATCGGCGCTCAGGCAGGGCAGCTCGGCATCGCCACGGAGTCCATCCTCGGCTTCACGACGACGGTCGCCGCACTCTCCGTTTCGACGAACCTGACGGCGGAAAGCGCCGGCAACGCGCTGGCCCGGATGGCCAACATCATGGGCACGTCGCAGGGCGACTTCGACCGGATGGGTTCCGTGATCGTCGGGCTCGGCAACACGATGGCCACCACGGAAGCCGAGATCACGGAGTTCGCCTTGCGCATGGCGGGCGCCGGTAGGATCGCCGGGTTCACGGAGGCGGAAGTCTTCGCGCTCGGCGCCTCGCTGTCGTCCGTCGGCGTGCAGGCGGAAGCCGGTGGCACGGCTATGCAGAAGGCGCTCATCACGATCAACACGGCCGTGGCCACGGGAGGTGCCGAGGTAGCGCGGTTTGCGGAAGTCTCCGGCATGTCGTCGGAGGAGTTCGTCGCTACGTGGCACGACAAGCCAGCCCAGGCGTTCAGCGCGTTCGTCGGGGGGCTGAAGCGCGAGGGTGACCTGGCGGCGTCCGTGCTTGAGGAACTGATCGCAGGCGACCAGCGGCTCGCCCGCGCGTTCCTGTCGCTCGCCAACGCAGGCGACCTGCTCTCCGACGCCACGGAGCGCGGCACGAAGCTGTGGGCAGAGAACACGGCGATGACGAAGGAGGCTGATAAGTTCTACAAGCGCATGGCGGCTGACTTCATCGTCGTGGCGAACAAGGCTACGAACGTCGCGGCCGAGCTGGGCACGGGCATGGCACCGGCCGCCAAGCTCGCGGCGGGCGCGGCCGGTGGGCTCCTCGACGTGGTGCGCGTGGGCGTGCAGGTGTTCACGGCGCTGCCGGCCCCAATCCGCACGACGGCCGTGGGGCTCGTCGCGCTCACCGCTGCTGCCGGTCCCGCCATGCTCGCCGTGTCCGGGTTGATGCGGGCTTGGGCGCTGGTGACCGGAATGAAGGCGGCGCAGATGGCGATCCCTGCCATCACGGTTGCCGTCACGCGGCTCGCCGTGGCGGTGCCCACGCTCACGCTGGTGCTGCGTACGCTAGCATCCACGACGGTGATCGGCGCGGTGCTTACGGGGGTCGCGCTGCTGGCCGCCGCATTCGCTCGTGCGGACAAGGTGGCCCGGGACGCCGCCGATAGCTGGCGCGGGATGCTGGCGGACGTGAAAAGCGGCATCGAGGGGCTTGGCTCCGTGGAGGTCGTGGGCCTGTTCGTAGGTGCGCAGCGGCAAAGGGACGCAGCGGAAGAGCAGCTCAAGAAGGCCCGGGCTGATCTGGCGGCGGTAGAAGCCGAGTTCGCGGTGAGGCGCGAGGATGCGATGCCCAGCCAGCTCGGCAAGCTGCGACGTGAAGAGATGGGTAGGAAATCTAGCCTACAGTTGCAGATCGAAGACCTGGAGCGAGTGCTACCTGGCCTGCGAGCGAAGGTGGCCGTACTGGGTCCTGAGTTTCAGCGCCTCCAAACGGAGGAGTTCGCTGCCGCACGCGCGGCGGCGGACCTGAAGGCGGAGCTGGACAAGGTGGCCGTCGGGTTCGGGTCCACGGTGCGACTCAGCGCGCGCGAGCTGGGCGACGTGCACGCCGAGTTGAAGCAGCAGATGGAGGGCGCGCGGAAGCAGTTGTTCACGCTGGAGACCTCGCAGGCGGGCCTAGCTGTGGGTAGTGACGTGTGGAAGGACATGGGCGAGTCCATCGCCAAGGCGCGCACGGAAATGCAGCTGACCGAGAGCGCGCTGGCCCGCGTCACTGCGGAGTTGGGCCGCATGGCGCAAGCCAAGATCGCTGCCATGGACTTCACGCCGCGCTCCTTGGGCAACTTCCGGCTTGGTCTCCCTGTGCCTGGTGCCGCTGCTGCCATGGGTGTCCTACCGCAGCCCAGCGTGCCGGGCACCACGGACGAGAATACGGGCAAGTTCACGCCCACGTTGCCATCACTTTCTGCGACGACGCTCATGGCCGCGTTCGCGACAGCGCAGCGGCAGGCGACGAAGGCGAGCGAGTTCGGCATGTCGGTAGAGCAGTTCGACCTCCTTCGCAGAGCGGCACGGTCCGCCGGACTGTCCGTCGAGGACTACGCGGACGCGCTCGGCATCGCGCGTCAAGCACAGCTCGACGTGACCGCCATCACGATCAGCGGCATGGGCGCGATCGTCGCGGCGTTCGCGGGAGGGATGGGCCAGATCGAGGTCACCGTAGTCAACGCGATGACGCAGATCATGCAGACGCTCGCTCAAAAGGACGGCCCGCTCGGGTCCATCTTCGGCGGGTTCGGCGTACCCGTGTTCGGAGCGATCGGCGGGATACTCGCAGCCGTGCTGTCGAAGCGCAACGACCGGCAGCGCGTGGAGGTGGACCAGTACTCACAGAAGGCGCTTGAGCAGCAGAAGCAGATTCAGCCGGGGCAGCAGAGCGTGCAGGTCATCCTGGTGGACTCGCGCGGCAACGAGATTCGGCGCGTCAGCTCGGAGCTTCGGCGCCTCACCGCGCTTGACGGCGTGACGCGACTGCCTGACTACGCTCCGGTGGGGGGCTGACGGCGTGGCCAACCCCCTCTTCTGCTCCGGCAACTTCCTGAACACCGTCATGTATCCGGACCACGCCGTGAGCGCGCTTGAGGAGCCTTCCGGGAACGAGGCGTTCCGTGCGGGGACGGGAAGGCGCTCGTCGCTCAACGCGGCTACGTCGGCAACGGCCAACGCTGCATGGTGGCTCAAGGTGCGGTGCGACCGCGTGCGCATGGCGGACTTCGTCGCGCTCGATCGCGGGCACAACCTCGCAGGGCGGCAGGTGAAGGTGCAAGGAAGCAACGACAACTTCACCACCACGGATACCATCGTGGACGTGACCGTTCCCGCTTCCGTCTATGCCCCGTCGGACCTGCGCGAGGATCCGGGTACGCTCACAGAAGAGGGCGCCTGGCTTCGGCGCTTCACGCCGCGCGCTTATCGCGACTGGAGGCTCTACGTCCCGGCCATGGGTGCCGGGCTGCGTCCGCTCGTGGTAGGGCTCTACGTGGACCTGAGCTGGGAGCCAGCGTTCCTCCAGGCGCTGCCGTTCGCGCCGCACGGGCGACGGCTCTCGTTTACGGAGGTGGAAAGCGACACGGCATGGGTCGGTGCGAGTAGGGCAGCGCAGCGATACGAGACGACGATCAACCTCCAGCTTCAGGACTGGGCGGAATACGACGTGGCGCGCATCCACATCGAGACGCAGGCATGGCGTCGTCGTCCGACGTGGTACGTGCCGGACCAGGCGAAAGCAGAGCGTGCGTGGCTGGGTCAGGTCCCAGCCGGGACGTATCGTTTCGAGGAGGCGGGGGGGTGGGGGTTCATGCAGACGAGTTTCCCGCTGGTGGAAACGGCACCGAAGCTGATCTGACGGAGACGACGCGATGTCGGTGAGAGGGGATCAGTTGGTTTATCGTGCGGGCGGCGCGCCGCTGGAGCGATTCGGCACGCTGCGCAAGCGCACTGCCGGGTTCGAGGAGGTGGTGGAGACGTACGCTCGCGCGAGTACTGCCGCGGTGTTCGACCGCAACGGCGTGCTTCGGCTCGCTGAGGTCGATGCCGTGCGCGTGAGCTTCATGGACCTCGACGGTGACGACGTGCGTGAGACGCTGGCCGTGCCGATGGAGGGCGCGCTCACGCAGCTCGTCGAGCATGCGATCCCCGGCGGTAGCGAGGCGGACTTCGAGCTGGTGGAGCTTGACGCCGTCACGGACCTATCGGGCGAGTACGCGATTCGGATCGAGGCTGGGGACGACCTCCAGATCACCATGCCCGCCAATTGGGACCCGGATAGTTGGACGATTTCGGCGTGGTTCATTCCGGACTTCGCCAACACGGATGGGGTTGCTCGCGACCTATGCCACATCAACCTTAGTGGCACGGACCGCGTTATCCTGCGGAAAGAAACGGGTGGCGAACTGAGGTGTTACGTAACCGCTGGGGGAGTCACGGTATCGTCGTTTCTCACCAAGGCTTTCACTGCGGGTACGCCTGTATTTTTTGGGGCGCGCTGGGATGGTGTAACACAGACCGCTTACGCCGATACGAACGACGATGGCACGTTGGAAACCGATTCCGACGCTAACGCGAACGCGATCACCGCCGGTAGCTATACAGCATTTGTTGGCCAGTCCAGCACTGGGCTTCGCAGCCTTGAAGGCGCCCTCAACCTCCTCGTCACCAACGACGGAAGCTCCGCCGACCCGATCACCGACCGCTTCAACGCGGGCGCCGGAATGGCCATCGAGGAATGGGCCAACCGCCACTCCGACAAGCTGGTCCTCTACGGCCCGCACTCCACCGACTCAGGTGCGACGCACTCGTGGAAGACTGCCTACGGCTCGGTGCCGGCTGTCACGCGCAACGATACCGCGACTCAAATCACCTGGGATGACGTTGAGGCCGTCGCGGCCAACGTGCTGCGTAACCGGCACCGCCTGACCACGAACGACTCGGTATCGCGCCGGGTCACGCTGCTGGAGATGGCGAGTGCAAATGGATGGACCTACGCCGAAGACATCACCCAAGCGGTATGGACCAAGGACAATATCAGCATTGCTGCGGATGCGGTGGCGGCGCCCGACGGTCAATCAACTGCGGACAAGGTCGTTGAGGCTGCGACCACTGACAATCACCGCTTCTACCGGGCCGTCCCCTCCCCTTCGGATAACAAGAAGTCCACGGCGTCTGTTTTCGTCAAGGCCGCTGAGCGCACCGTCGTGTATCTCCGTGGAGATACCAAGGCAGCAGCTGGGGGCACGTCGTATTTCGATCTCGGCACGGGAACTGTCACACCTCACGCCAGCCATTCCGCGTGGATAACGGCTTTCTCTGACGGTTGGTATAAGTGTTCGATCTCCTACGATCTCTTGTCGGGCGCCTCGGCTCCGAATGTGGTGTTTGGCCTGACGACCTCCGTAGGCGTGGCGTCATATGCTGGAGACGGGAGTTCAGGCGCCTATTTCTGGGGCATGGATATTGAGGTCGACCAGCCGGTCCCGAGTTCGTATATCCCCACGTCCGGGTCCACAGACACCCGCGCCGCCGACAGCCTCACGGTGGACCTGCTCGACGCGACCCCGCAGGAGGCGAACTACCTGTACGAAGCCGTCGTGCTGGATCTGCCGAATACGGGGACGAACAAGTACCTGTGGCAGTTGGGCGAAAACGCCAACCAGATGCTGTGCTATTTCCATGCTTCGACCTCGCGCCTTGTTGTGTTCACCACTCTCGCGAGTGCGATCGTGTCGGGCTACTGGACCGTCAGTTTGAGCCTTGGCGACCACATCGCTATTCGCTGGTATCGCACCAGCGCGGGCGCGAACACGCTTGGGCTGAGCATCAATGGGGGCGCCGAAGACACAACGCTGGATGGTGCGATTTCCACGCAGGCTCTTCCGGCGTCGTGGGGCACGAACTCTATCGCCTTCGCTAGCGCGGGCCTCAACTGCAACTCCGGCCTGATCTCGTTCAAGGCCCAGTCCGGCGCCGAGATGACCCTGGCCGAACTTCAGGCGCTGGTGAGCCCGGACATCGCCGTGTACCGGAGCGGGCAGACGAGCGAGCTGGCGACCCAGGCCGCGAGCACTGCGACTAAGGGCACGAGCCTTCCAGGGCTGTCCGGGTTCGGCAACGCGGTGGGCGTGGCTAACGCTACTATCGTGGACTGGGACTCCGAGGCATCTGCTGACCCCGATGCGTTCGACGTGGCGATGGCTAGTTCCGGACTTCAGCGCGTGACTAAGTTCGACACGGGCCCGAGCGGCACGGCGCAGCGAGCGTACAGGTGGGGGCTCTCCGGGCAACTTAACGGGCTGACTCCCGGCTCATGGTACTCCATGGTAGTCGGCGTGATAATCCGAACGGGCGGAGCCGTGACGGCCGCGAACGTGACGCTGAAAGCCAAGGACGACGTGGGCACCACTACGGGCGAAAGCATGAGCGCGAAGGGCGCGTGGCAGTGGCTTCACGTGCAGCGACAGATCGACGCAGGGGCGACAGAAGCCTACTTCGACCTGAGCGTGGAAGACGCTGTTGCGTTCGGCACGGCCAACGCATACGTGTACATCGCGATGCCGACGATCGTGGCAGGCAGGGTGCGCCCGCTTCCCATCCCGAACGACGCAGAAGGCACGGTGGCGAAGGCTGCGGAGACGAACGTGGACGCCTACGTGATCCCATCGAGCCGTGAGCTGACATGGTACCTTTATTTCGTCGAGACCGGGCAGGCGTACGCGACGAACGAGGGAGTGCTCTCCCGCATCGACGACGGGAGCACGGACCCCGGCCTGCGAATCTTCGCGGGCGGGGCGCAACGCTACCGCGTGGAGTACGACGACGGGACGACGGTGGCAGAGGTAGCCCTTTCACCGTCCGTCGCCCTCGGGCAGGAGGTGGAGGTTCGCGTTCACTACGTGCCTTCGACCGGAGTGATCACGGCGGGCGTCTCCGTGGACGGCGGCGCAGAGACGACGGGTACTGACACCGGCAGGATCAGCCCGCCCGCGTGGAGCGGCGCGTCCGTGCGCAAGGGCCCGAGCGTGGCGTTCGGGTGGATCGACGAGAAGATCGCGCTCGGCTCGCATGACATGACGAGCATGAGGGAGGCTAGCTGATGCGTGACGGCTGGCTAGGCAACGTCGCTCTTCAGAACGCCCTGCTGCGTGCTGACCCGGACGCCTCCGTGATCGTGGAGGCGATCCGGGTCGTGCGCGAGGACGTGAAGGACGTTCCTGACGACTGGAGTGCCGCCGATAGCCCGCTCACGGGCATCCAGGTACTGGCGGACGGCGGCGCCAAGTTGCTCGGCACGCGCGAAACGGCGGCAGACGGCGGAACGAGCAACACGGACGAGGTGATCACGGACCTGGATGCCGCGACCCCGCACTTCGCCGTCGAGGTAGAATGGGGCAACGTCGGCGACCTGTCGGATCGAGAGATCGACCGGCTCATCGCTCGGCTTGACCCGGACCTGGCAGGCACCGGCGTGACGGTAACGGAGTGGCGTGCTCAGCTCTTCCGTCTCGCCGAGGTCACGAACCCGGACGCGATCACGGCAGAGTGGACGCTTCAGCCAATCTCTGCGCGCATCGACGTAGCGCATGCGGGCGGCACGTCCCCAAGCGACGTGACGTTTGATTTCCGGTCCCGCGGCGTGTCGTCAGCAGTGAGGATCGGCCCGCCCCCGAAGATGACGCAGGCGGGCGAGTCGCTGGCTACGGCGGTCTCGCAGCGCACGTACGTCTTCATCTGGGCCGTGGCAGGTGAGGGTGAGGCCGCGACGAACGTGGCCTGGCTCGGGGACTCCGCGCAGGCCGAGAAAAGCGGCGTCAGCTACACGTCGCGTCACGTTCAGCTCGCTGCCATCGCCGAGGAAAGCGCCGAGCAGAACGGCTCGACGTACTCCAGGACGGTGGAGATCGGGATGCCGAACTTCACGCTCGAAGAGATCACGTTCACGGAGCAGACGATCTCGTTCACGGGTGCGGGCAACCGCCTGGACCTCGGGGCATCGCCAACGGACGAGGTAGAGATCGTCGCTTCGGGTCAGACGCCTGGCGGATCATCGCTCACGTTCGAGATCGCCGTGCCCGCGTCCGGGTCGTGGGTAGAGGTGTTCGACGGCGACGTCATAGGCGTGGACAACACGGACGAAGGGGGCGCAGACTTGAGCGGGTTCACTCCCGCGGAGACGTACGACGCGCGCGTGACGCTCACGCCGGACAACGCGAGCCCCATCGTGCGCCGGTTCGGCGTGCGGGAGCGCGAGCGCACGGACCTGACGGAGATCGCCGTGCTGCGCAGCTACGCAGTGGCTGTGGACCCGGTAGACTTGCACGCGGAAATCGGTCAGGCGTCGATCGAGATCATCAAGGACGGCATCACCGATTACCGCGACTTCTTCACGACGCTGTTCGCGGAGAACTGGATCGGTCAGATAGAGTTCCGCGCGTGGCTCGGGTCGCCGAACCTGGCCCGTCATGCGTGGATGCTCCTAGACAGCTTCCTCGTCGAAGACCAGACGAGCCAGCGAGCGAGCGGCATCGTGCCATGCGTGAACGTGCTCGCCTATCTGCGCGGCATCGTGCCGCTCGACGTGGCGGGAGAGCGCGAGCCGAAGGAGTACGCCAACGAGCTGATCAGCACGGCGCGCGACGACCTGCTAACCGGCCAACTTGAGATCCCCGGCAGGCACATAGGCCCGGGTGCCGTGGACGTCACGATCGACACGGACGGCGACGGCGTTCTTGACGCGTCGGCTCGGGTCACGAAGCGGATCATGGAGGTGGACGGCAAGCAGGAGGTCACGGCGCTCGACTACCTGACGGGCGGCGTGACCATCGCAAGCCAGGGGCGACTGAAGTGGGTACGGCTCCACCATGATCCGGCCGTGGGCCCGGCTCCGCATCCCGTGGCCATCATCCCGCTGGAAGAGGCGAGCGTGGACGCCGTGTCGCCCGGGTACTCCGAGCGCGTGGCGGAGTTCTACGTGCCGTGGGGTTGGAGCGACGCGCAGGATCAGGGCGGCGGCGCGTATGCCGGAGAGGTTAGGGCGTTTCACACGCAGGCGATCTCGAAGCTCGGCATCACGCAGGTACGGCAAGGCATCGTGCCGAGGCTGGACGATCACGTGGCGCAGTGGATACCGCAGAGCGGCACGACGGGCGGCGGCGACCCGGTAGCGGGACTGGCCGAGCTGATCGCGAAACGCCAGGTCGCGTCGCTCGGCATGGGCATGATCACGCTCACGGTAACGTCCACGGTGCCGCACCCGGAGCTTGAGATCGGCGACGTGGTGGCCGTGCAGACGGACCGCTTCGTGGGACGCCGCCCTACGGACGACCGGGCGCTGCGCGGCATGCTCTGGCTGATCGGTCCCGTGGTCGCCGTCCATGACGCGATGGGGCAGAGACTCACCATCTGGATTCGCAACTACGAGGACATCCTGCCTGGTTCTGCCGCCATCACCAGGATCGGCTATGCGTTCCCCCGCATCCTCGAAGCGATCCCGGTCTGGGACATCGACGGCGCAGCCACGCTGCGCGTGCGCGCGAACAAGCCGGACTCCGGGTCAGTGCGGCTCGCGGCAGACGCGAGCGGGTTCCCGAACGAGGAGACGGTACGTGCTTCGTCCGTGACGGCCGTGAGCGACGAGGGCTGGGCAGAGGTAAGCATGGGTGGTACGTGGGTCGTGGGCACGTCCTTCTGGCTCTCCGGGTTTGCTTACGAGGTAGACGACGGGACGGGGCGGGAGCAGCCGGTGATGTTCACGCAGAAGTACAAGGTGGAGCTGCTGGAGGGGCGCGTCATCCTGACGCTCGACCTGGACGGCGACGAGCTGTGGGCGCACTGGACCGCGACGGCCCCGGCAGAGCAGATCAAGTGGCTCGTGGACGAAACGGACGCGCCGCTGGAGGCGGAGGTAGATGCGACCGGCGCCATCGACGCTACGGGGTCCGTGCTGATCCACACGTTCGATCCGAGCGGCGCGAAAATTCAGCGCATTTACTTCGGGTTCTTTGGGCAAGACGGGACGCCGGTGCAGGTGACGGACCTGGAGGTCAAGCCATCCACCTATCAGGTGGGTGACAACCTGCCCACCGTCGCCCTCATCTACATGGGTCGCACCACGGACGGCGACGAGAAGTGGCTGGCGGTCGCGTCCGGGCAGGGTACGAACGTCACGCTCTACTACCGGACCTACGACGTGGGCAGTGGACCGCCAGCCTACACGTCGGTCGGTCCCGCAGCGGACCCGCTGGCGGAGTTCTTCACGTTCGCGCACCCGGCGGACGGGGCCGCGAACGTGGCGATTGAGGCGTATGCGGAGGACGACAGCACTCCGGCGCTTGTCTCCGAGGTGGTGTATCGCGAGTCGGATTCCGACGTGTTCCCGAGCGGCGACGTGGACCTGACTACGGACGCCACGAACGAAACCTACGCGACGCCCCGCGCCATAGACACCGACAGTCTGTCGTATCGCTTCAAGGCGGTGATCGCGGCGGCGGGTACGGACGCCTACGCGGACCCGTCGCTCGCCAACGATACGGACGTGGGCGTGGCGACGCTGGTGGGTACGGGCTTCGGCACGCAGGTGCAGCTTTCGGCGGTGCTCTCGGGCATCGTCGCGCTGAAGGACGGCGAGGAACTGTACCTGTCCGGGTGGACGTTCAACTGCGTGGGCACGACGTACACCGCGCAGGCGGCCGCCGTGAAGTCGTCGCCCATTCAGCGGAGTATTCCGTTCGGGTTTTTGCGGAACGCACTCAAGAGCGTGTGGCTGGAGCGTCGCGTTGCCACATACGGAGTGTTTTCCGTCGTAGAGTTGGACCTTCACTTTCAGTGCGAGACGGATGGTGTCAAGAGCCTATTGGTTTCCGTGGTCGTGGGCGCGGACCCTGCGGTGGTGACTCGGGAGGACATTGCCGCCAAGGACGGCGTCGTGGCGACCGTCTACGGATTCGACCCGGACGCGACGACGGTCGCGACGGTCACGCCGTATGACGACGTGAGCGCGGACCTCGGTACGGGCAATGCGGGACCTGCGCAGGAGACGACTCTCCCGCTCGGAAGCGAGTCCATCCGCACGATCATCACCGACGTGGATGGCGACGGGCACGTCACCGACGAAATCCTGATGCTGAGTCGGGGGCTCTCCGTAGGGGACGATCCCATCACCGGCCAAGCGCGGATTGGCGTCTTCTTCGATGCGAGCGTGGCCGGAGTGGACATCACTGGCGCCACGAACAACACAACGGAAATGCAGAGTCTCGTGGATGAGGCTTTTGCGCTTGGCGGCGGGAAGATTTTTGCGGGCGGTATCGTGCAGGTGTCATCGCTCACGATGAAGAAGGGCGTGGAGATTTGCGGAGACGGGTGGGGCTCCAAGCTCATACAGGCAGCGAACGCGCACACGACGATCGACTCGGGCACGTCCACGGGGGGCAACACTACTTCTACGCTAAACGACACCGGGAAAACGTGGACGGTGGACGAACACAAGATGCGGACGGCTCGCATTACCAGCGGGCCGCTCAGTGGCGAAGCGCGCGTCATCACCGCCAACACCGCCACACAACTTACAATCGGGATGGAGTCTGGTGTGGGCACCGACCCGTTCGGTGGCACGCCAGGCACGATCACCTATGAGATTCTTGAAGGGCTTCCCGTCGTGGTGTCGGAGAGTGCGACCGACGGGCAATGGGGTGTGCGCAACATCCGCATTGACGGCAACAAGGCGAACCAGATAGCCTACAACCCGGGCGTGCTCCTGACCGCGACACCGGCGAGCGTCGAGTACAACGACTCCCACCAGTTCCTCGACCACGTCCTGATCGACAACGTCTCCGGGTGGGGCCTGCTCAAGGGTCTCACCTGCCGCGAGGTCAGTGTCCGTGACGTGGTAATCAGAAACTCCGGCAGGCACGGAATATTTACATGGCCCGCCGGGGGGACCGACAATACCCATCACGGCATCGTTGTTGCTCATTCTGGCCTTTCTGGAATTGTGGCCAACGGGACCAACGACAGGTACTCCGACTGTAAATCGTTCGGCAACGGCCAGGATGCAGCGACGGACCAGGGGCACGGGTGGCTCGTCACCGCCCAAGGCGTCCACGGGGCCGTCCTTCAGGCGCAGGAAAACTACTCTTCCGGGTTCGCGCTCGTGTTCGCGACGGACTGTAATCTGGATATCCGCTCGATGAGCAACCAGGAGGCCGGGCTCAAGTTCTTCGATGCCCACAACAACATCATCCGCGCGCAGATGGTTGGTGACGAGGGGCTTCTCTACGTGCAGCCGTGGGCCGTGATCGACACTGGGTACCCGGGCGACCCATCCACGAACAACCGCATTGACCTTGTGACCGACGACTCACACGCGACCGGCGTCGTGGACCCTGATTTTCAGGACAACGACAACACCATCCAGGTCAACAACCGCACGAAAGGGATTGTCTGGTCAACGTGGGGGGCGCTCGGGAGTCAGCACGAGCACTTGGTATTCGGCAAGGACTCAGCGCCCCTCGCCAATGAACCGCAGTATGCGTTCAAGACCGAAAGTGATACGCCGGCGTCTGCGCTTTTCGAGTCCTACGACCTCACAAACATTCGGACCTATCTGCGGTTCAAGCACACCGCGCAAGAACTTATTCTGGCCTACGCCGCACGGGTGACGCAGGTTACCGTAGACGGAGCGCGCCTGATCCTCGGCACGCCGACCGTGGCTGCGTCCGGCGTACCCGTCGAAAACATCGGATTGAAGGAGGACCACTACCTCTACGGAGAGCAGACGTACTTCGGCGGCTCTTGGGTCAAGCTGATCGGGTTTTTCGCGGACGGGACCGACTACTACGTGGATCTGTCTCCGGGTGGGTACGCGGTGAAGACAGGCGGGCAAATCGATGCCGCGAACGTGGTATCGGTGTTCAAGGACACAGGGGAGGCGTTCCGCTTCGGAAAACTGGGGGCTCCCGCGGGGAGCAACCCGTACTACATGTGGAAGCACGACGCCGGAAGCCCACCGCTGGGGCTGATCGAGAGTTACGATGGCACGACGACGCGGCAGTATATGACGCTCGATCACGCGAACGATGGGATAAACCTCGTAGCCGCCGTCGTCGCAATCAACCCGTCGTCCACGCTTGCGTTTTTCGGTGCGGGTGGGTCCGGTGTACCGACCGTCTCGGGCAGTCGTGGAGGGGTTGCCGCTCTGGCGAGCTTGCTCACGGGGCTCAGTGGGTTGGGCCTGGTCGTTGACAGTTCCTCGGCTTAGGGGATGGGGCCATGAAGATCACGAATCGAGAATATGCCGACTTCGTTCTGCCGGCCGCGTTCTACGCATCGCCGGGCAGCGTGGGCGCGTACCGTGAGCGGCTTCAGCTACTCGAAAAGATCGAGGCCGCGGGTGTTGAGACCGGACCGACGGACCGGGACGGGTATACGCCGCGCCGGATCGGAGAATCAGCCGAACTAGATTTGTCCGATCGGGAGCGCACCCTGCTTGCGGACGCCTTGGCCCAGATGCTTGATCGGCTCCCTGTCGGCTTGGGCCGGATTGTGGAATCTCTGGCTGACCGGGTGCGCACGCACCCCGAGGGCTAGCCCGTGTTCGCCACCGTGCTCGCGTGCTTCACGCTGTTCCTGCTGACGTGCCCGCCGGGTGGGTCACTGTGGTGGTGGAGGCCATGGTGAGCCCCATCCGCCGCGCCCTGGCCGACGTCCGCGCCGCCCTAACCGGGGAGCGCACGGTATCGACCGAGCGTGTCCTGGCGTGGAGCGCCATCGGGTACGGGGCGTGGCTGCTCGGCTGGTGGGACGTGTACGACTCGGTGCCCGCAGCCTACACCGTGCTTCGGATCATCCCGGAGTGGCTGGTGGGCGCTTTGTTCTTGGGCCACGGGATCGCGCACCGGCGGGCGATCCGGCGCCGCGACGTCCACCAATGCCGCCGCGCGGTCGTGGTCACCATGCTACTCTGGCTGGCCGTGCTGGGTGCGCTGATGGCGACCGTGCCGTGGTCCGCTGCGCTGCCGACCCACCTGCCCTATGCCCTCGCCTCGCTCTGGGTCTACTCCCGGCTGAGGATCCTCTACCCGCCCGCCCGGAGAGTGACCCGATGAACCCGTCCGTCCTGGCCGCGCTCATCGGCGCCGCCGTGCCCGTGCTGGGGATGATCGCGGTGAAGTTGATCGACTACACGGCCAAGGGTCGGAGCGCGGACAGTGCGCAGCAACGGCGCGACCGGATCTCAGACAGCGAGGCAGCGGAGCGATTCCGCGATTCGCTGCAAAGCCGGTTGGAGCGCACCGAACAGGAGAACGACGATCTGGGCCAGAAGGTGCTCCGGCTGGAACGCGTCGTCATGGGCTGGGAGACGCGCTTCGCCACAATTGCCGACGACCTGGACCGCATCCGCCGCGCCCTCGATGCCGAGCGCCCGGAGATCTCGGTGGCCGTGGAGCTGCTCGTGCAGATGCTCGACAAGGTGCGTCGGCGCGAGGACGCGATACAGGAGCGCGAGGCATGAGCGACTATCTCGCACTGGCGCTCCAGATCGCGGGGCTCGTCGGCATCGTCGCGGTGCCCATCGGGGCTATCGGCCTGATCCGTGGCGACATCCGGTGGGTGACGCGCCGGGAGTGGAAGGCAGCAGAAGCCGCCCGCCAGGACTTGCTTGTGGCTGAGATCGTCAAGCCGCTGGAGCGCATGGTCATGCAGATGGACGCGATGGCTCGGGCGCAGGTGAGCATAGCGGAGCAGCTCACCCGGCAGGACGAGCGACGCTCACAGGCAAGGTCGAAGAACTGAGGCAGGATATCCGAGACGCAAAAGCGGGAGGTACACCATGATTCAGGTCGCGGTCATCATCATCGCAGTGGGCGTTGTCCTATGGCTCGCCAACACGTTCATTCCCATGGAAGCGAGGGTCCGAATCCTCAACGGCGCGGTCATCATCGTGCTGGTTCTGTGGCTGCTCATGTTCCTGCTGCGCTGGGCTGGCGTAGCGCCGACGATGCCATAGATGCGCAACGGGGACGGCCCGACCTCGTTCTGACACTCGGGCCACCAACACACAGGAGGGGACGATGCCCAAGAGAGCGCGGTGCAAGTTCACGGTGACGAAGGCGGATGGGACGCCGGGGACGCCGGGACAGTACGACGAACAGAAGGTGCTGATGCACACCCGGTACGCGGAGGATGACCCGGAGGACACGAAGTTCTCGGCGGCGACGCCGTGGGGCACGCTGGAGTTCGGGGTGTCGAATCCGAACCTGGCCGGGTTCTTCGTTGAGGGGGAGACGTACTACGTGGACATCACGCCGACGGAGCCGGTGGAGTAACGGGTAGAACGCCGGGCGGTCGATCAAACCTCCGGCGCCCGACCCGCTCACCCGGAGATCGCTGCGGGTGCCTGACTCGTGGGATATGGAGGGAAGCGTGACAGACATGAGCGAGCCGGACGCGAGGGGCCAGCGGAGCACGTCCCGGAAGATCGGCGACGTTCTGCACTATCCGCTATCGGCCATCGAAGGCAAGCACTCCCGGGGCCGCAGCCTGTCCGCGTTCAGGATCATCGACGTGGGTGCGTTCGTTCTGTTCTGTGAGAACTGGCCAGAGACGTTTGGCCCTTGGGACTTTGCCGCGTTGACCGTGATCGTCCTCGCGCTTCCGGTAGCCGACCTGTTCGCAGCGGTGCCGGGCAAGGAAGCGCTTCAGGCGCTCACGGCGATCTTCGGCGGCATGATCTCACGACGCACGACGCACACCGAGTCCGAGTCTACGTACACGATGGAGGACAAATAGATGCCGGAATTTGGCGAGCGGTCGAAACGCGAACTGGCGACGGCCCACCCGGACCTGCAGCGGCTGTTCACGCAGGTCATCAAGGACTTCGATATCACGATCCTGGAAGGCCGCAGGACGACGGAACGCCAGCAAGCCCTCTACGCTCAGGGCCGGACGGCGAAAGGCTCGATTGTCACCTACGCGGACGGTGTGACGAACCTGTCGAACCACCAGCGTACCGACGCTCAGGGTCGGGGACTAGCGGTGGACGTGGCCCCGTGGCCGATTGACTGGCAGGACGAGAGTCGGTTCTACCGGCTGGCCGGATTCGTCCAAGCGACCGCGCTGCACATGGGCATCCATGTCGAATGGGGGGGAAATTGGCCCGCGAATCGTAGGGATCTTCCCCATTGGCAGGTGAGGCCGTGAGCACTCCGGGCTACGGCATCCACATCGCGGGCGTCTGGCTCTGGCCGCAATGAAACTGTTTGCCCTATACGCGCTTCGCGCTTACATTAGGTGACGGACTTCACCCACACCTAAACGAGGACAAGGAATGAGCGCGTGGACTTCTGATCTGCCAAATAGGGTTGGGTGGTACTGGCTATACGTGATCGATGGCCGCGAAGACCCGACAATCGTACTCGTGGAAGAAGGCCCGGAGGGGGACCTGTGGCTGGACGCTGGAACCACAGCACTCGACGAGTTGGACAAGGAGGACTGGCTGTGGGCTGGACCGATCGAACCACCGACGATGCCCGGAGATTAGACCATGGCCATGAGGCTACGTGTGGTAGACGGATACTCGATTGCAGTATGTGCGGCCCTCACCGAATCCAAAGAAGGCGACGTGTACTTGGATGACGAGCAACACTACGCCATCGCAATGAAGTTTTACCATGAGGCCGGGCACGGTGTCGGCGAATACGCGGAGTTGATGGAGCGAGAGCAGAACTTCCGCGACGCAGCAAAGGAGTGTGAGGAGTGGTCCGTTGAAAACGGAGGGGAAGAAATACCGTGCCCGTGCTGGACCGCGTGTGGAGGCCGGGGCGTTGGGGATGCGATCAAGAAGGCGATGAATCTCGGGTGGGCCGCTGCCCGCAACCCATCCCGCGAGTGCATGGACTTCAACGCGTGGTTCGAAGTCGTTGGGGCCCAGTGTATTGCGAAAGGCTGGACTTCAGATGTGTGAGCGTGGAAAAACGGTCTCGGTACCCATATGGGTGCGGTTACATCCAGAGGACCCCACGAACACGTCCCTTGAGATCGGCGAAGTAAGTGTGGATTCGTGTATCGCCCGCATCGTAGAGGCGCTAAACAAGGCCTGTATCCGAACCGTGGCGTCGTGCTGCGGGCATGGTATTCGGCCCGGCAATATCGCCTTGGCGGACGGGCGCGAACTCATTATCGCCCCCGACTACGAAACGGCACGCCGAGTAGACAAGGCGTTCCCTTCTCTGACTAACTGTGGGGCAATGGACACGGAGGACATGGTGGAACGGCTCGCACGAATCCAAGAACGAGCGGACGCCGCTACCAAGGGGCCGTGGATTCAGGACCCCGATACGGCTGTTGGGAAGGTGTGGGTTAAGCGTGGGATGTGGGGACATATTGAACCACTTTTTCGCGTTCACGATGACTACCGACGCGGCGAGGGTGTCCGTCGTGCGGCGCCACAACGTGAACGGGACGCAGCCTTTGTTGTCCACGCTCGCGAAGATGTGCCGTGGTTGTGCGCTGAAGTGGTCGCGCTCCGTGCCGAGAACGAGCGGTTAAAAGCCACCGCGCCTCGAAGTGCGGTGGACCAGTGGGACCGCGGCTACGCTCAGTGTATGCACGATTTCGAGATACCTGGACCTGACGGCAATATCCCCGGAGACGCGCGCCGTGAATGATTTCTGTCTTCCGTTCTGGGCTATAGTGGCTGTAGTCCTGGCGTGCTCGTGGGTCACGATCATCTACGTGATTGTCGACACAAAACGGGGTGGCCCACGATGAAATGCAAGCACTGCCACGGTACCGGGGTCGCCCCCGACTGGAAGCGCCTCGGCGCGGAACTACGCCGCCGCCGCATGGCAGCGGGAATGTCGCTGCGTCTTGTATCTCGCGAGGGGGGGTGTAGTGCAGCGCACCTCAGCGACATGGAGTACGGACGCCGCACTCTGGGGGGGCCGAAGGCACGCAAGATCCTCGCTCGCTTCGGGTTGTATCCAGAATGGAAGCCATGAAACAGGTCGGCCTCGTAATCGCCGGCGCCGTCGCGTGGATCGTCCTGTCGTGGGCGCTCACGCCCCGGACGCCTGACCAGTCTGGTGCGCTTGCCCGGCTGGATTCGGCAAGGGTCGAAGCGGAGCATCGGGCAGACTCAGCGGTAGCGGAGCTGGACGCCATGCGGGACACGATGCCCCGGGTCCTGGCCCAAGCCGCCGAACGCGAGCGGGAAGCGGCCCAGCGTGCCGCTCGGGAGACACGCACGGCCCAGACGTCGGGCGCCACGGTCCGCGCGCTCCTGGACAGCCTGGGTGCGTCTACGGAGGCGTGGGACGCTCACGTAGCGGCAGACTCTGCACTCGCGGTGGCGAACGAGGACGAGAAAGCGGTCCTCCGGGACCGGGCCGCATTGTGGGAGCGGCGGGCGACACTAGCGGAGTTAGCCTTAGACGCGAAGGACGATGCGCTTTTGGCGGCGAACGCGACGCTCGTGGAGGCGATGGATCGGCTCGGGTTGGCAGAGAGTAGGGCGGCGAGGGCCGAAAGGTCGGCCCGGCTATGGCAGATCGTCGGAGGGATCGGAGCAGGGGCGGCCGTCGTTCAGACGGTCGTGCCGGGGTAGGGACACTCACACTCAAGCGGGGAGGTGGCCCCATGGCCGTCTCGGACAAGAAAAAGGTTGCGACCGCCATCGCGGTCATCGCCCGGGAGGCGCTGAAGATCCGCGCGTCCGTGGCGCGGATGCAGGAAATGCGCGCGGCCTTCGTGGCTGCGGCACCGAACGTCACGGGCACGCCGCTCCAGGGCCAGACGGCGACCGTGAGCACGCGGATCAACGCGCTGGACGCTGAGATCAATTCGGCGTTCTGGAGCGCGGTGATCGCGGCTGACGTTCCCTCTCACCGTGGGGAGGCACTCTAATGGCATCCGGCGATACGCTCTGGGTCTTCATCCCCGAGCAACACGATATCCCGCTGGCAACGACCCCTGCGGTGCCCGGCTACATCACGGGGGTCGCGGGGTTCCGTCCCTCGCTCAGGTTCGATGACACCGTGGACGAATCGGTGATCTGGACCTTCATCATGCCGTCGAACTACGCGGGCGGTGGGATCACGCTCCGTTTCTTCTACGCGATGGAGTCGGCAACCTCCGGTGCAGTGGGGATAGAGGCCGCCATCGAGCGGGTAGCTGATGCCGCCGACCTGGACGCGGCTGGAAGCGACTTCGCTGCGGCGAACGGGGCGAGCGAGACGGTGCCCACGACTGCGCATGAGCTTTCATCCTCGCTCACGGTCGCGTTCACGGACGGTGCCGACATGGACTCGTTGGCAGCGAACGAACTGGGCAGGCTCAAGGTCAACAGGGACGCGGACGGTACGACCCAGACCGACACCGCGACGGGCGACGCGCATCTCCTCGCCATCGTGATGACCGAGACCTGATCCCGTGGCTCTGAATTTCGCTCCCACCGGTAGCGCTCGGCGAGTAGACCACGGCGACGTCGGGATTGTCGGCGGCCCGAACACATGGCTCTTCGTGTTTCGGCCCGGCACGATCGACGGGTCTACGTTCCGGCTGGTCTGGTCGTGTTCGGATGGGGGCGGCAACCGTTTCGTGTCCATTGACAATATCGGTGGGTACGGTGGGGCGGGGTCCCTGCGCTTTTCGTGGGGGTCGCACGACTACTATTCGGTTGGGAGCGTATTCGCTGCCGGGACCACGTACCTTGTCGCCGTCACGTTTGATGCGGCGGCGGCGGCTGGGTCACACGTCCGTCTGTACACCGGCACGCTGGGGAGCGATCTCGCGGAAGTCACCTATGCGCTACAAACGGACGGCACTACGCCGTCTGCTGCGGGGGTTACCTCGTGGATGGGCAATTACGATGCTGGTGGCGGCCTATCGTGCGACGGCGACCTGAGCCGGTACGCGATCTACTCTGAGGCGCTGACGCTCGCGCAGATCAACGAAATCGTGCGGGGCGGGATATCCTCATGGCAGCGGAGCACGGCGCTCCTGGTCGGTGATCCCCGCACGACGGGCGCGGTGCTCGACTACTCCGGGAACGGCAAGACCGGTACGGTCACGGACGCAACGGCGTCGGAACACGCGCCGCTGCGGAGGTGGGGCGCTGCCAAGCAGCGGTTCGCGCCGGTTGCGGTTGGTGGTGGACTTTCGGTCCCCGTTGCCATGCACTCTTATCGTAGGATGCGAGTATGAGACTCCTCAAGCAGTCGACGGAAGTAACGGAGCGCATCGGGCCGTGCCTCGACAAGACGGACGGCGTCACCGAGGAGGCCGGACTCGCGGGTGCCGGGACCGAGATCAGCAAGGCCGGCGGAGCCTACGGCGCCGGGCCAGTGCTCGGGACCTACGACTCCGATGGATGGTATCCCGTCACCCTCACCACGACGCACACCAACACGCTCGGAAGTCTCGTGCTGAAGGTGCATGACGCCGCCACGCATCTCCCGGTCTGGCACGAGTTCCTGGTTCTGCCCGCCAACGTGTACGATTCGATTGTCGCCGGCTCGGACGTGCTCGACGTGAGCGTGACGCAGTGGCTCGGGACCGCCGCGGCGACCCCGACCGTCGCTGGGGTGCCGGAGATAGACGTCACGCTGGTCGGTGGTGCGGCCCAGGACATCGCCACCGCGACGGCTCTGGCCACCGTGGACGGGGTCGTAGACGCCATCCTCCTCGACACCGGTACGGACGGCGTCGTGGTGGCGGCGGCGAGCAAGACGGGATACGCGCTGTCGGCCGCAGGGGTGCAGGCGGTGTGGGACGCGCTGTCCTCCGCGCTCACCACGGTCGGCTCCATCGGGAAGCGGCTGGTGGACTACCTGACGGGCGACGTGTTCGCTCGGCTCGGTGCACCGGCCGGCGCGTCGGTCTCCGCGGACGTGGCGGCGGTCAAGGTCGATACGGCCGCGATCCTCGATGACACCGGGACCGCTGGCGTCGTGGTGGCCGCAGGGTCGAAGACCGGCTACAGCCTCACGGCCACGACCGGCCTCGGCAACCAGACGGCGAACATCACGGGCGACCTGTCGGGGTCGGTCGGGAGCGTGACCGGCGCGGTGGGCTCAGTGACCGGCGCGGTGGGGAGCGTCACGGGCACCGTCGGCGGAGTCGCCGGCACGATCACCACGCTGGACGCGCTCGACACCGCACAGGACGCGCAGCACGCGACCACGCAGGGTGGCGTCGCGGCCCTCAACGACCTGTCCAGCGCCGACGTGACGGCGGCCGTGCCCACCGTGGCGCAGGTCTCGGACGGGGTGTGGGATGAGGCCAAGGCGGGCCATGTCGCGGCCGGCAGCTTCGGGGAGGAGGTACAGGCCCACGCGCTGTCGAGCGAGGTGAGCGCGCTCAACGACCTGACGGCAGCCGAAGTCAATGCCGAGGTGGACACCGCCATCACGGACGCGGCGCTCGCCACGGCGGCGAACCTGGCGACCGTGGACACCGTGGTGGACGCGATCAAGGCGAAGACCGACAGCTTGACTTTCACGAAGGCTGGCGAAGTGGACGCCAACGTGCAAAGCGTGAACGGCACGGGCCTAACAGGCACCGGGGTCGATGGCAACGAGTGGGGGCCGGCGTAAGCCATGCCGTTCCCTGGTTCCGCAGGGTCGTGTTGGGCCACTGGTACATGGGCCGCTGCCACGTGGACGGACACATCGTGGGCTGCGGCTCAGGAAGTGATATCGATTCTCCCGCCATACCTCGCGGACTGGGTAGATCCGCGCCGTGCCGCGAGCCTAACGGATCCCCTCAGAACCGCATCCATCATAGACCCAGCTAGATCAGCGACATGGAGCTAGACCAATCATGCCTGACACGATTCGACTCAAGCCCGCCGACACAGAACCGTTGGTACTCACGATCTCGGCAACCGGGCTCGCGAATTTGGATGATCTGACGAGTGCGGTGCTGTACGCGCGGTTGGCTGGCGAGAGCGCGAATCACGTCACTGCTGGTGCCCTCACTCCGTCGCCGTCCGTGACCCTGGGGCTCGTCTTCGATCCCGTGGATGCCAAGCTGGGTGGAGGTAACGCGTTCGACGCGCCCGGCACGTATCAGTGCTACGTGCTGGCCACGTGGAATGACGGGGACACGACTCGGCATCCAGGTCGCAGCTGGCTCACCGTCATCGTCGAGCCCGGATACGAGTGAGGCGTGGGCTGCCCCCTAAAGGGGTGCGGCGTTAGGGGGCCACGCATAAGCCTATCCCGACGCCCCCATCGTGCCCCCAAGCCTGACGGCGGGGCCGTGGCGGTACTTTACGCCGGGCCGTCGGGGGGTTATGCTCCCCACGCAGAGGCATGACCACCATCACGGAGAGAGCCCTCGATGCTCGCGACGGCCACGCATACCGGCTCACGCAGGACCGCAAGCCCGACAGGGCGAGCGGCGGCGAGTCGCGTCATCGTGGTCTTCGGCCCATGCCAGCGACGGTCGCACGGGCGACTGCCCTGGTCCGGTCTCGTCATGGAGCCGGAAGCAGATGAGCCGAATACCGGGATGGCGGGGGGGGGGCGAGTGCCGTAACGGGCGCGAACCCTCGGAAGCGCGGAAGGGCCAGCGCCCCGCCCCCCACGAGCAACGGGAGGCGGGGCGCTTGGCTTAGGTGGGTGCGCTGATCGACAACTCGGGTTTCGTGGTAAGGTGGCATGCCGAGGCCGGAACACCTCGGCATGCCCAGCAATGCCTCCGTCGTCTAGTGGCCCAGGACGCTGCCCTCTCACGGCGGGAACGGCGGTTCAATTCCGCCCGGAGGTATGCCTTTGCCCTCATCGTCTAGCGGCCAGGACACCACTCTTTCAAGGTGGCGACCGGGGTTCGATTCCCCGTGGGGGTATGCGTGCGCGTAGCTCAGCGTGGTAGAGCACTGGCGTGAAGAGCCAGGTTGTCGGCGGTTCAACTCCGTCCGCGCACACTTCGGGTCCGTAGCTCACGCTGGTAGAGCGCTCGTCTCCAGAACGAGAGGTCGAGGGTTCGATTCCTTCCGGTCCCGTTTTTTCGCCCCGATAGCTCAGCGGACAGAGCGTCTGCCTCCGAAGCAGAAGGTCGCGCGTTCGAGTCGCGCTCGGGGTACTCTTCTGGACGTGGCGCAGCCCGGTAGCGCACTGGTCTGGGGGACCAGGGGTCGCGGGTTCGAGTCCCGCCGTCCAGACTTGCTCCGATAGCTCAGCACGGGAGAGCGCCGCCCCGTAAGCAGGAGGTCGTGGGTTCAACTCCCGCTCGCAGCTTTTACACGGTCGGTCTCATGGGCGGCCGTGATGGCACGGGGCGCGGCAGGGTTCGACTCCCGTGGCGGGGCTCCGTCAGACCGCGTCTCGTGCCTACCTTGCGCCCGTAGCTCAGTCTGGACGGAGCGCCTGACTACGGATCAGGAGGTCGGGGGTTCGAATCCCTCCGGGCGCACTTCAATGGTGATCGTAGCTTAGTCGGCCGAAAGCGCCGGGCCGTGGCCCCGGAGATCGCGGGTTCAAATCCCGTCGGTCACCCTTCTTCACATTGCCCCATAGCACAACTGGCAGCGCGCCGCGCTCTGGACGCGGAGGTTCCAGGTTCGAATCCTGGTGGGGCAACTTCGATGGAGCGGTGGCGGAGCCAGGCCAAACGCGCTCGCCCCGAAAGCGAGAGCCCCACGTGGGCACGAAGGTTCGAATCCTTCCCGCTCCGTATACGCGCGGACCGGATGGACATTCCGTACCGGACGGTCGAAAGACACCGAAGAGGGGACAGTCGCCGGTTCCGCGCAGAACGCGCCAACGTAGCTCAGCTAGGCAGAGCACCCGCCTTGTAAGCGGAAGGTCCCCGGTTCGATGCCGGGCGTTGGCTTGAGGGGCTGTAGCTCAGAGGGAGAGCGCCGTCTTCGCATGGCGGACGCCGCGGGTTCGATCCCCGCCAGCTCCATGGTTGGGGGGGGGGAATGAAAAACGGGGGCGTAAAGGTTTCGACGTTTCGTGGAAAGGAAGTGATGTGCGCGACGATCCTAGCTCAGTCGCTAACGCGCTAGGACAACCGAGAAACGCGAACAGCGATCTCAACTCGGAGCCGCTCCGCAAGGCAGCGTAAGTCTCCCGTTCTCTTCGTGATCATTCTGGTGTCGCTTAGAGAACGTCGATCAGCCAGATGGGCACTCGGAAAGACGAGGCCACCTGAAGGGGGCTCACCCTTCGGAGGGGTAGTAGGTCTGGCGCACCGCGAGAGCCCCGCCTCATCCGAGGACGTTAGTTTGGGTGAGAAACTCGAAACGCGACAATCGCACTAGAAGTCACGACTTGGAAGCGTGAACGGACGCGGGTTCGACTCCCGCCGCCTCCATCAGTTGGACCCGTAGCTCAGTCCGGTCAGAGCGCCCGTCTGATAAACGGGAGGCCATGTGGTGCACGCTGGTTCAAATCCAGCCGGGTCCATTTATCAGCGGGATAGAGCAGCCTGGTAGCTCGTCAGCCTCATAAGCTGAAGGTCGAGGGTTCAAATCCCTCTCCCGCTATGCGTGTCGGTGGCGAAAGGTGACGGTTACTTCGCTCATAACGAAAGCAACCAGGCATCGCCTGGACTCGCCGGGCAACCGGCTCTCCGTTGCCGCATGTTCCCCAACACGCTCACTTCCGAGGATAGCTCAGTCCGGCCAGAGCGTCGCCTTGCCATGGCGAAGGCCGCGGGTTCGAATCCCGTTCCTCGGTCTGGTTTCATCACGACAGCACCGCCCGGGTAGCTCAGCAAGCGGAGAGCGCCTGTCTTACAAGCAGGAGGCCGGGGGTTCGATTCCCTCCCTGGGCATTTTCGGGCCCGTAGCTCAGTCCGGTAGAGCGGCGCCCTCATAAGGCGACGGTCCCGGGTTCGAGTCCCGGCGGGCCCATCATCATCTGGGAGTAGCGCAGTCCGGCCAGCGCGCCGCGTTCGGGACGCGGAGGTCGTGGGTTCGAATCCCACCCCCCAGACTTCGCAGAGTAGGAGCCCCGTGGCCGAATGGCAGAGGCGGCGGTCTTTGGAACCGCGTCGTTCCCGGTTCGAGTCCGGGCGGGGCCGTAGGGTATGCGCGCACGTGGTGGAGCTGGTAGACACGCGGTCTTGAGGGGGCCGTGCCATTGAGGCGTGAGGGTTCGAATCCCTCCGTGCGCATTGCTCGCGTGGCGAAACTTGGCAGACGCGCGGCGTTCAGGGCGCCGTGCCGGCGACGGCATCCCGGTTCGAATCCGGGCGCGAGCACTTTGGATGGGTGGCCGAGTGGCTGAAGGCGACGCCCTGCTAAGGCGTTGGGGGTGACCCCGCGCGGGTTCGAATCCCGCTCCATCCGTTTCTTCGCTGGCGTGGCGGAACCGGCAGACGTGGGCGTCCTAAAAACGCTCGGGGCTTCGGCCCGTGGGAGTTCGAGTCTCCCCGCCAGCACTTCTTGCGTCCGTGGCGGAATGGTCTACGCGCTCGCCTCAAAAGCGAGTGCCTTCTGGCTTGCAGGTTCGAGTCCTGCCGGACGCACTTCGCGCGCGTAGCTCAGTCGGTAGAGCGCGAGCTTCCCAAGCTCGAGGCCACGGGTTCGAAACCCGTCGCGCGCTTGTTCGTGGTGCCGATGCCGAGCGGCGAGGCGACGGACTGCAAACCCGTCAGGCCCGGTTCGACTCCGGGCGGCATCTCTGGAACGGTGGCAGAGCCCGGCCTATCGCACCGGTCTTGAAAACCGGAGGGCGTTCGCGCCCCGTGGGTTCGAATCCCACCCGCTCCGTTTCCCTGCGCGCACGGTGCGCGCTGCTGTTCCACCCTTCAACTGATCGCACGATGAGACGAAGATGAAGACCCTGGTATTGGCCCCGAGCTTCGCGCCGATCGACGAGATCCCGGTCAACCGCGCGGTGCTCCTGCTCTTGGAGGGCAAGGCGCAGTCGTTGAGGGATCACCCGACCCGCGTGTTCCGGAATGCGGACGGCCGCGTGCGCGTCCCGGCCCCAGTCGTGATCGTGCTTGAGGCGCTCGCTGACTTCGCAGGGGTGGTGTTCGGTCGCGCGTCCTGGACGCGCGGGAACGTCTACCTACGGGACGGGCACCGCTGCATGTACTGCGGGCGGCACGAGAGCGATCTTGCGCGCGGGCACGGACGGCGTGACGTCATGGTGCGCTACGGCACGGAGACGATTCGGCTCACGGCGGCGGGCGAGTTCCTCACCATCGACCACGTGACGCCGGAGTCACGCGGCGGGCGCAACGTGTACGAGAACACCGTGACCGCCTGCTCGACGTGCAACGCGCGGAAGGACAACCGCACGCCGGCTGAGGCACGGATGTACCTGCGCCGGAAGCCGCGGGCGATGACGCGTGCCGAGGTATTCCTTGGGCGGCTCGGCGATGAGGCGCGCGCTGCGGTCGAGGAGCTGTTCGACCCGACGCCTTCGTAGCTCAACCGGACAGAGCGCGCGCCCCCTAAGCGCGAGGCAGCCGGTTCGAGTCCGGCCGAGGGCATCTTCCCCTTACCACGAAACCCGAGTGAGCGCGCGAGCGTGGCGAAACGGCAGACGCGCGAGCCTTAGAAGCTCGTGGCCGATGGCCATGGGGGTTCGAGTCCCCCCGCTCGCATGGAAAGACGGGGCGTGGCGCAGTTGGGCAGCGCATCTGCTTTGGGAGCAGAGGGTCGCCGGTTCGAGTCCGGCCGCCCCGATGGTGACCAGGTGGTCCAGGCCCGTCCGGGGCGGTGGCCTACTACTATAGGGGGCCGTGGCCACCTTTTCGTGCCTATGCGGCACTTCCGCGAAAGGCCGATGACCGTAAGTCGTTGCGGCGCAATGTGATTATGGGGCTAGCTATTGGGGGGCGCCCCCATTATTATTGTAGGCAGGAAGCGGGACCCCCGGCCAGGGATGCCGGACGAGAGGAACCCCGCCGCTGGCCGCCCGAGCGAAACAGGGCGGTGAGGGTCGGACGGGACCCAATAGGCTGGCACCGGCCAAGACCGAGGGCAGGAGACTCGGCGCTGCGTACGCAGCGAACCTCACGACAAGACCACCGACGCAAACGCCCCGGGCGGATTCGAGAGCCTTCGAGGCCGCGCCCCAAAAGAAGCGGCGACAGCGTGACACGGTGGCACCGAAGAGCCCCACGCGAGGAAGCGTCAGGCGCCGAGTAGCCGAAGGTGATGAGCCTTCGGAGTTCGGCGCAGCAGAAGCGGAGGCGGCACGGTAGAGGTACACGGGACTCCCGACGGAGCCCGCACGCCACGGCGACAGCCGGACCCGGCGACCTATCCCCACCACACGAATCGCGACAGCCCGCGCGGCCAATGAGCCACACAAGCGCAACGGAGGCGGCGAGGGGGAAAACGGCGCACCACACGGACCGGACCGACAGCGGCAGCGGGCGAACAGAGGGAGAGATTTCAGCGGGCTGGCCTGCGGAGGCGGCCAGGGAGCCCAGGGCGGTTCCCGGCATGAGGGTTCGACTCCCTCCAGCCCGCATACCTTTATACGCGTGCACCCGCGCGCGTCCTTTTTGGTTCAACGCCGCCAATGAGCGGCACAACGAGGAGCAGACGATGAACGCGACAACGCAGAGGCAGGCAACGGCAACGGTGACGGCGCGACTGCTCATCATCGGAGAAGCGGAGGCAGTGGAGCCGGTGGCCAGCGTTGGGCTTTGGGCCGCCATCGCCAAGGACCAGCGCATCGTGAGAGTGACGATCTACCTCGACGGCTGGGTGCCGAACTCCTACCACTGGCCGATCGAAGGGCGGTGCCTCTGGCTGACCCGCCGCGACGGCGGGACGTGGGGCGCGCACTTCGGCACGTACGATCGGAAGCGGTCGCACGCGAAGGGGCCGGAGTGGGTAGCGTTCAGCGAGCGCGGCGGCAGGCTCGCGTCCGCGTAGTTCATCGGGCGGCAGGGTTCGACCCCCTGCCGCTCCTTAGCAGGTACGGCCCTACCGGGGGGCGGCCCCGGCGATCACGACTCCCGAAGCGGAGAGGAAACACCATGAGCACGACGACGACGCGCGCTGGCTGACGCGCAGCGTAGGAACGGGATCGGCTGACTACTTCACTGCCGCCGATGAGCGGCGCAAAACCAAAGGAGCATCACCATGGACTCGTACTCGCCCAGCACGCCGAACCACGAGGTGTCCATCAACGACGTCAGCACGCACGTCGGCCTGACCCTGGAAGAGGCGCTGTTAGTCATCCGCAACGCCGACGCCGCCGACACCACCGCTCGTATCTTTGACGGCGCGACTGGCGAGGTGATCGTCGAAGTCGCCGTGACGCCGAGTGGGGTTCACGACACCGACGTCTCGTCGACCGTGCGCACGTTCGTCAATCCGACCACGCTCCGGCGGTACACGCCCGAGCAGATGGTTGATATGAGCAAGAAGCTGCGTGCCGTTCGCGGCCTCAGGCAGAAGCGGGATGACCTGATCCTCGCCCTAAACGATGCGGCCGACCTTCTCGGGGTCGACGAGGTGATGATCGACGACCTGGAATTTGAGATCGAGAGCGTGATGATGAACGTGATCATCGCCAACGACCTCACGGACCTCATCTGACGGAGAACGACCACTCATGAAGCCATCAGACCTCGCGACCATCCTTGGTCGCATGATCGCGGCCCGCCTGCCAGTGCTCGTCACCGGGGCACCGGGAGTTGGCAAGTCGGACATCGTCGCTCAGGCGGCCAAGGACGCCGGGGCCGACGTCATCATCTCGCACCCGGCCGTCGCCGACCCGACGGACGCCAAGGGGCTCCCGTGGATCGCGAAGGACGGGGACAGCGCAACGTTCCTGCCGTTCGGCGAGCTGGCGCAGGCGATTCGCGCCACGAAGCCGACGGTGTGGTTTCTGGACGACCTGGGGCAAGCGCCCCCGTCCGTACAGGCGAGCTTCATGCAGCTGCTCTTGGCGCGGCGCGTCAACGGCCACCTGCTGCCTGGCTGCGTGACGTTCATCGCCGCGACGAACCGACGCACGGACCGCGCCGGGGTGAGCGGTATTCTGGAGCCGGTGAAGAGCCGGTTCGCGGCGATCGTCGAACTTGAAGCCGACCTCGACGACTGGTGCCGGTGGGCGTTCGCCAACGACGTGCCCGCCGAGCTGATCGCCTTCCTGCGGTTCCGGCCCGACCTGCTCTGCGCGTTCCAGGCAACGGCGGACCTGACGAACAGCCCGGTGCCCCGCACGTGGGCGCACGCCGGGAAGCTCCTGGCGCTCGGGCTACCGATGGCCCTCCAGCACCAGGCCATCGTCGGCGCCGTGGGCGAAGCGGCGGCCGTGGAGTTCGGCGCGTTCCTCCGGCTCTACCGGGATCTGCCGAGCATCGACGCCATTTTGATGGACCCGGACGCCGCGCCGATCCCAGAGCAGCCCGCGACGCGGTATGCCGTCGTCACAGCGCTCGCGATGCGGAGCACTGAGCGGAATTTCGGCCGCGTCGCTCGCTACGCAGAGCGGCTCACGGACGGAGGGGCCGGGGAGTTCGCCGCCCTGCTCGTCCGCGACGCTGCGCGGAAGGATGCCGCCATCACGCAGACCGTTGAGTTCGTCCGTCTCGCGACGGGCGACCTCGGCAACCTTATCACCGGGGGGAATTAGAAGCCATGACCGCCAACGACATCAGCAATGGCGAGAGCCGCCCGACCGTGACGGAGCCGGCAGACATCCACTCCCGCGCCATGCTCGTCTCCGTGCGCTGCTCCTTCTGGGGCGCGAACGTGACGGACAAGCAGGTGACGGACGAGGTAAACCGCGAGCACGCCGCGTCGAGGGATGCGGGAAAGTACCGTAAGCACCTATTCGCGAACAACGCCCCGGAGCATCGTGCTGCGGTGCGGGCTTCCGTGCAGGCGCGCATGATCCTCTGGGAGAACTCGCTGCCGTGGAAGGACGACGGCTGGCGACTACTGCCGAGCGCCGCCTACATGACGTTCAGCGCGAAGATCCGCGAGCAGCATGCCGCGCTGGACGCAGCCGTAGATGCACTGCTCGCCCGGTACGACGAGCTGAAGAAGCAGGCCAGGGCCGACCTTAACGGGCTCTATCGGGAACAGGACTACCCATCGCCCGCCGATGTGAGGGCGCGGTTCGGCATCGCGGTCGAGTTCGCGCCGCTGCCGAGCGGCAACGACTTCCGCCTGGAGCTTCCCGACGAGGAGCGGCGGGTGATCGCAGACAGCGTGACGCGTCGCGTCGCGGAGGCCATCGACGTCGCGATGCGCGACGCCTGGGACAGGCTTTACCAGGCCGTGCGTCACATGGGCGAGCGCATCGCCGCCCGTGCCGAAGCGGAGCGCGCGGAAGGGAAGGACGGCAAGCTGCCGCCGTTCCATCGCTCCGTGGTCACGAACCTCATCGAGACGGCTGAGGCGCTCGGCGCCCTGAACGTCACCGGCGACCCGTCGCTCGAAGCCATGCGGCAGCGCGTGATCGAGGAGCTGGGCGGCTTCAGCGTCGAGGACATCAAGACCGACGACCTGGCCCGGATCGAAGCGGCGGCACGCGTGGATTCGATCCTGGCCGCCATGTCGGACTTCTATCAGCCCACGGAGGACTGAGACCATGACGGACGCGTTCCGGAAGGTTCAGGCGGCGCGCACGGCGCTCGTCCTCGACCAGCCGTTCTGGGGCTCGCTCGCCCTGCGGCTCAAGGTGGTAGAGGACCCGACGTGCAAGACCGCATGGGTAGACGGCGTGACGCTCGGCTACAGCCCGACGTTCATTGAGAGCTTGACGCACGCGGAGACGGTCGGGACGCTCGCCCACGAGGTGAGCCACTGCGCGCTCGGCCACCCCTGGCGGCGCGCGGGCCGGGACCTGAAGCGGTGGAACGTGGCGTGCGACCATGCGATCAACCCGATGCTCGCCGCGAGCGGGTTCCTGCTACCGGAGGGCGGGCTGCTCGACCCGGCCAACGACGGCAAGACGGCGGAGTGGATCTACGACCGGCTCCCAGTAGGCCCGCCGGAAGGCGATGGGGCCGGGGTGGAGGACGACGCTACGGGGCCTGAGGAGCCTGACGGGCAGGCCGGGGGGGAGAAGGGGGAGGGGAGAGCCCCCACGACAGGCGTAGGGGCAGCGGCGGGGCCGTGCGAGGCTCCGGGCGAGGTACGTGATGCCCCGGCGGACGTGCCGGAGGGGCAGACGGAGGCCGACTGGCAGCAGGCGGTCCAGCAGGCAGCGGCGGCGGCGAGGCAGAGGGGCAACCTGCCGGGAGCAGCCGAGCGGTTCGCCCGGGATGCGGCGCGGCCCCGCGTGGACTGGCGCTCCGTGCTCCGGCGCTTCGTCACGGCCGCGGCTCGGGCCGACTACTCCTGGATGCGCCCGAGCGGGCGGTATCTGGCGCGGGGGCTATACCTTCCGGCGCTGCGGAGCGAGCAGGTCAGGCCGATCATCGTGGCCGTCGACACGTCGGGCTCGGTAGATGACGTGACGCTGGCGCAGTTCACGGCGGAGATCACTGCGATCGCGGAGGACGTGCAGCCGGAGCGCGTGGTCGTAATCTACGCGGACGCAGTCGTGCAGGGCGTGGAGGAGTTCGAGCCCGGCGACCCGATCAAGCTCACGCCGCGAGGCGGAGGCGGCACGCGATTCGAGCCGGTGTTCGATGCCGTGCGGGAGCGGTACGACGACCCGGCCTGCGTGATCTACCTCACGGACCTAGCTGGGAGTTTCCCCGACGCGGAGCCGGACGTCCCGGTACTCTGGGCCGTGACGGGTAAGAGGCGTGCGGCGCCGTTCGGTGAGGTAGTGCCGATCGAGTAGGACGAGGGGGAAGGGGCGAGCGCGGTTCGGCCGCGCGTCCGGGGTCATGCCCGGAGTGGCTCGGCAAGGGTAATGCGCGGCACGCTGAGCTGGGGCTGAGCGATGCGGCGCCCGGGTTCGATTCCCGGCGAGCCGATGGGACGTACTAACCGGGCGGACGATGGAGCCGCCACTGACGAACCGGAGGGAAAGGACGATGGCTGACGAAGACTGGGACGGCATCGAAGGCGTGGACGGGACCGACATGGATCTGGCCACTGACCCAGACGGCCAGATGCTGGAGCGCGGCGAATCGGCCGACCAGGAGCACGCCGACCGATACGGAGACACGAGACGTGCAGCGCGGATCGACGACGCGTCACGCAGACCGCTACGCAACCGAGAGGAGGACGACCTATGAGCTGGGATCGGAAAGAGTGGCGCGTGAGCGGGCACCCTGATCGTAGGGTCGGTGACGCGTACGCGGAACGGTACCGCGAGGCCGTGGCGCTCGGGTTCTCGCAGGTAGACGCTCGCGAGAGCGCGACGGCCGAAGCGGAGCGCGCGGCCCTACGGATTCAGGCGGCCCGACGCGAGCGTGGCCAGGAGGCACGGCCATGATCTGCGAGATGGAGATCCTCGACCCGACCGGCCATGTCACGCTCCGGTGGGACCCGGATGATCCTGCGTCCGTCGCCAAGGCGCGGGTAGAGTTCGAGAGCATGCGCGCCGCCGGGTTCGCGTTCTTCGCGTCGGCGAGCGTGGACGCGGATGAGGTAGAGGGCGTGGACCCGTCAGCCAGTTCGCTCGATGGACGTCTGCGGCAGGTGCGCTCGTTTCGGAAGCGGGCCAGGAAGACGGTGGCCGTGGCGCCGATGAGGGGCGGATGACGTCGGAGGAAGTCGCGTCGCTCGCGCGGCAACTGGCGGACGGTTGGGTAGCGCCCGATCAGGTCCCGTGGGACCGGATCTCTTCAAGGGAGGCGGGAGACGTCATAGCCGCCGCGTGCTGCCTACTTCGCGAGCGGCGGAGTAGGAAGCCGCAGCGGCGGGCAATGCGACTCTTGCAGTCATGGCTGACGTACGGGGAACGCGCAGAGCTTCGGCGCAATCGCTACGTGACCGTGACCGGCACGGCGGGAGGCAGGTACCGCGTCATCCCGTCTACCGGGACTACGCAGCGCGTAGAGCGACACGGGAGCCGGTGGTTCGCTACGGCGACGTATTGCCTTCACCCGGACGAGTGGATACCACCAGCGGACGTGGCGCTGGCCCACTACCTGAGCATTCTCACAAATGAGGGCGCGTTTCTGAGGGCCGCCAACGAACACCGCACCGACCTATGGGACGGCGCCTACCTGCGAAGGCTACACGCCGCGAGGCGCGCCCGCAGCAACTTGACGGGAGAAACATGATGAACGCCACGACGATCGAGCGGGTCCGCTGGGTCCGCCGCACGGGGACGTGCCCGGACTGCGGGTATTCCCTGGACACGGAGGGCCACGACAAGAGTCCGTGCGGGGAGCAGGGCCGGTGCAACCAGTGCGAGCGGCCCATGGAGCCGATGGCCGACAACCTCTGCGCGCGCTGTACTGGGACGGCTAAGGCCCACGCGCGGTTGGAGCAGGCGAGGATCGACGAAGAGCGGGGCGTTGCGAGGAGGATGCCATGCGGATGACGGACGAGCGGGCCGTGATGATGGCGGAAGTCCTGCGGGCGACCGCGCGGCGGGTCCGTGCCGAGATGGCGGACTTGACGGCCGAAACGGTGAAGTGTTCGGGATGCGGGTTGGGGCACGCTCGTGACCTGGACGAGTGGCAGTTGGCGAAGGAGTTAGGCGCGGCCGCGCACAAGCTGGAGCGGATCGCCGCGAGCATCGAGGGAAGAATCCAACGGCGGGCCGCAGAGCCCGAAAGGACGGAGTAACGATGAGCCTGACGGACGATATGATGGCCGACGACGACGCAGCGGAAAACGCCAACGACCCCTTGTACTGTCCGCAGGAGGTAGTCTTATCGCTCCTGCGCTACTGGCACCATCGCGTCCCAACGGGCGACTTCCTTCGCGCCGTTCTGGAGAACGACCTGCGGGATGCATGCGCGAGGGCCGACGCCGTAAATATCCGGCACCTACCGGGCATCGTACGGTTCTGCTGGGAGCAACTACCATCTCCATCATGGGGGTCGGCGGAGAACGTACGTACGTGGCTGAAAGGTAAGGATCAGGTTCCATCACCTACAAACGAGGAGGTCGTATGATGAAGCAGACGGCGCGGGAAATCGCGCGGCAGTACCAGATGTCCGGGTGGCGCGTAGAGGTCAAGCGCCAGCGGGACGGTAGGCTGGCGGTGTTCGCGGTGAAGCGTGCGTGCCCGGCTCGGCAGAGGGAGGTGAGGGCCTGAGATGGCGAAGAACGCCAGTTGGTTCGAGGTAGACCGTGATGGGCTCGCCGAAATCGCGAAGCGGCGCGGGATGAGCTTCATCATCACGGAGCCGATCCAGAACGCGTGGGACGAGAAGGTGACGCGCGTAGATGTGCAGCTTCATCCAGTAGGCGGCTCGCCGCGCGTGCGTATCGAGGTGAAGGACGATAACCCGGACGGGTTCCGCGACCTCGCGGACTCTTACATGATCTTCCGGTCTTCGTACAAGCTCGACAACCCGGAGCAGCGCGGGCGGTTCAACGTTGGCGAAAAGCTCCTGCTGTCGGTCGCTGACGAGGCGCGCGTGACGAGCACGAAAGGCACCGTGATCTTCAGCGCAAAGGGGCGGACGCGAAGCGGGAAGCGGACGGAGGCGGGAAGCATACTGTCGGCACGGCTGCGCATGACACGCGAGCAGCTTCGGGAGGCGATCGCGTTCACAAGTCTGCTTATCCCGCCGCCAGGCATTCAGACGACGATCAACGGCCGCGTGCTTCCGAGCCGCGAGCCGATTGCCGAGGACGAGCGTTCCTTGGAGACGGAGGTACGCGGCGAGGAAGGCGGGTTCCGGTACGTGAAGCGCAGCACGGTGCTCCGCCTCTACGAGACGCTGGACGGGGAGCGCGCGCAGCTTTACGAGATGGGCATTCCGATCGACAAGCTCAACTGCCCGTGGCACGTCGAGGTAGGGCAGAAGGTGCCACTGTCGCTCGACCGCGCGTCGGTACGGTACGGGTACCGGCAGGCGATCGAGTCGGCGGCGGCAGAGATCATGGCCGCTCGGATGGACGAGAACACGAGCCGCGAGGGGTGGGTTACGGAGGCCCTCCCGAGTATCGAGGACGACGACGCGGTGCGCGCGATCGTGACGCGCCGCTTTGGCGAGAAGGCGGTGGTGTTCGACCCATCGGCGCCGGAATCGAACAAGCTCGCCCTAGACGCCGGGTACCGCGTCATCCACGGCGCCGAGCTACCGAAGGCGGCGTGGGCGTCGGTGCGGCGCGCGGAGGCGATCCCGGCGGCCGGCAAGGTGTTCTCCGACGGACGCGTGACGCTGAGCAGGGACGGCGTTCCGCCGGTAGATCGCTCGAAGTGGACGGACGCCATGGTACAGACGGCGCGCTACGCAGAGGCGTTCGCGGACCACGTGCTCGGACATGCGATGGCGGTCACGTTCTACGACGACGCGGGCCTGCCGTTCGAGGCATTCTGCGCCAAGGGCCAGCTCGCCTTCAACATCGCAGCGCCGGAAGCGCAGCGGGCGATCTTGGATGGCGACGACGAAGCGCTCGACGCGCTCCTGATTCATGAGTGCGCGCACGACTCCGTGGAAGACCATCTAACGCACGCGTTCCACCGCGAGTGCTGCCGGATCGGGGCGCGGTCGCGCTCGTTTTACGAGATGCGGTTCAGCTTCCGCATCAAGGCGAAGGCGAAGGAGGAGACGTCGTGACCGGAATCTATCAGCCGGACATGTTCGGTCCGCGCCCGCTCGCTCGGGCGACGGACCCCGCTACGTCTCACGGAGCGGCGGCCAGTATGGCGGGATCGGCGGACACGCAGGCCGGAGCCAACCACGACGAGGGAGGACTAATCCATGGGCTACATGCTGAGGCAGATCGAGAAGCGGGCGAGGGCAGCCGGGCACATCACGACGGCGCCGAGACCCCGGCACGTTGCGCGACTCCCGAAGCCGAGCGCGCTGGCGCGTGCGTTCGCCGAGTTGGCGGCGCACAGGGAAGACGAGCGGGCGAAGGAGATGGCGGCGGCACGCGCGAGCAGGAGCAGGTTCGCCAAGCCGGAGCGACGCGGCGCGTGGCACCGCGTGAAGGCCCTATTCCACAGGCGTAAGGTATGACGGTGGCGGCGAAGCAGCCGACCGAGCATCAGCTCGCCTTTCTGAAGGCCAGGCGCGACCGGCTCGGCGCGTTGTACGTCGCGGCAGAGGGCGGCGACGAGGCGGCGAAGCGCGCGCTGCCGGAGGAGTCTGACGCGTACTCCTCGTTGTACGCTCAGACGCACGATCGGTGTCGCCTATGCGGCGGCACGTTGGGCGACCCGCCTCCGGAGCCGGACGGGACGGGCGTAGAATCGTGGATCGTGTGGGACCGGATGCGGTGCGGCTACTGCGCGAGTTGCGCGGAGCGGATTCCATGAACGTTGGGGGCGCGGCTGCGGCCTGCAAGGGATAGGGGGTCAGGGCCCCACCGGGCGTCGTCTACCCTACCCCTTTACCGTCACTCAGGGTGGCGGTAGTATGTACCTAGCTCCGAAAGTGCCTGGGCGGCATCACCGCGAGCTAAGAAGGGCCAGCACGTTTCCCCCGCGCCTCTATGGCCGGGGCACCCACCGCCCAGGGGGTGTCGGAGCGACGTGCTGGTCCTTCGCTTTTGTAGGCCATGACTTCCCGGGATCATCCGAGGGAGCTTTGCGGTGCACCCACGGGAGCGGAGGAGCGGCAAGCCACCTGGCGCTTCCCGTGTGAAGGGCTGGCTACCAGGGGGAAGCACAGAGCCAGCAGGGCAGCCCTTGAGGGCGGCGCCCGTGCGAGTCGGAGGAAATCCCGGCAAGAGCCGCCCAAGCGTAGGAGTGGGACCTGCTGCCTACGTGCCCGCCGCGACGGACGGCTCCGCCGGAGGTTGTACGGGCAGGGACATCCGACCTGCTTCGTTGCGGGGGGGGGTGCCCCTTGCCCAACAGCTCGGGACTCACCGCTAGAGGTTGGCCCTTAAACGGCAGAAAGCAAGAACCAGACACGGACGGTAAACTACCCTTGGACGGAGGGACCTACCATGACGAGGCAAGAATGGGAGAAGCGTCAAGCGGAGAAGGCGCGCGCCCGGGATATCGCTCGCCTGTATCAGATGGCGGGCTGGCGGGTGAGCGTGGAGACGAAGCAGGGACGGCCGGTGGTGCGGGCCGTCAAGCAGGCGCGGCCTCGGGCCGTGGCGCTGGCATGAAGGCTGGGACGCGTGACCGGCTTCATCGCGTGCGCAACGCAGCGCGCAGGCTCTGCGACGGCATAGAGAAGCTGCGGCGCGACGACGTGGTGGCCGTGCCCGTGGGCGGTCGAATCGCGCTCGGTGCTGCGCAGCGCGTGGCCGGGCTCGTGAGCCGTCGCCTTACCGACGTGCTTGACGTCGCGGCCGGGGGGGAGGTACAGGAGGTGACGCAGTACCGCGTTCAGGCCGTTCTAGATCGGGGATCAGAAGCTGATGCAGCGACGCATGATGCGTGCAGGGCGGCCGATGGCAAGATCGTATCCTACGCCGAACCGCACGGGAAAGGATGCCGCTGCGTGTTCGTTCCCGTCCGTGTGTATGCACACACGGAGGTACGGTGAGCATCACGCGTGTCGCGGTGCCGGAAGGAGAGCGTGGACCATGGCGAGTCGAACGGTTCGAGGTGACGGAAGATGGCGCGAGGTTCCACAACTTCCGGTGCGACTTCTCGCCCGGCGGGTACCGTAGGCGCATCGTGCCGGGCACGTACACGCGGCTGATGCGAGGGCGGACCGTCGTGATGAGCGACACGCCAGCCGAGCAGCAGGACCATTCGTGGTTCGTTCGCAACGTCAAGGGCCGCGCGCTGCTTCATGGGCTCGGGCTCGGCATGGTGCTCGCGGCCGTGCTCAAGAAGCCGGAGGTAACGGACGTGACCGTGGTGGAGATCGACGCCGACGTCATCGCGCTTGTCGGTCCTCACTACGAGCAGATGGCGCGTGACGAGGGGAAGCCGCTCGCGATCATCCACGGCGACGCACTCAAGTGGCAGCCCCCGAAGGGCGCGCGCTGGGGTGCGGTCTGGCACGACATCTGGGATAGCATCAGCGCAGACAACCTGCCCGATATGAAAACCTTGCACCGCCGGTTCGGGCGTCGTGCCGATTGGCAGGGCTCGTGGGCGAGGGAGTTGCTGCGATGACGAATCCGATCTATCGGCGCACGGCGCTGAAGCTGGCCGTGGACCTCTACGCGGAAACCGTCGTGCTGCTCGTGGTGGGGCGAAGCGGCGTTATCCATACCGGGTCCTGCGGGCCTGGCGGCGAGGAGATCGCAGCCGGAGCACTCGACGTGGCGCTCGACGTCTTACACCCGCGCGCGCCGGTACCCGGCGTTGTAGGGGAGGGAGATGGGACGTGAACAGTAGCGAGTTGTGCCGCATCTGCGGCAAGGTGCATCCTCGCGGGCTGGGCGGTACCGCGATGGCGCGGATCTTCGGGCTCGTGCCGAAGACGAACGCACTCGACGTCTACCACGCCCTGACGCGCCCGCAGCGGGGAGAGGACGACGAGCAGACGATCGACACGATGCGCGGGCACATGCTGGAGGACATGGCGCGCGAGCACTTCTGGGCGCGCACCGGGTGGAAGGGCCGCGCGACGCGCGACGTGAGCACGCACCCCGACTACCCGGCGTTCCAGTGCCACACGGACTACCAGATCTTCGCCGACGCGGAGCGCGCGTGGGAAGGCGAGCCTGCCCCGGAGTGGATGCGCGGCCCTGGGGTGGGCGAGACGAAGGCGCCGCGCTCGTCCACGGTACAGCGCATCCTAGATGAAGGCATGCGTCAGAGCGAGCTGCTCCAGGGGTACACCTACGGCGCGGTGAACCGCCGGTCGTGGGTGTGCATGAACTACTTCACGCTGGAGCACGAGGCGGGGCCGTGCATCCCGGTCCCCATCAAGGTGGAGCCTGACATGGCGAGCTTCCTGCTGGAGGCCGGGCAGCGGTTCTGGGATGAGCACGTGGTGCCGCGCGTCCCCCCGGACCCGACGGAGTGGGAGCTGCTGGCGAAGGAGGGCATGCCACCGCTGCCCGAACTGATGGGCGACCTTGTGACGATCGACGACGAGGAGACGGTCGTGCTCGCCCGCGAGGTCATGGAGGCGCGCGACCTGCGGAAGCGCGGCGAGGAGCTATACCGCGCGAAGACGTCCGCGATGCTAGGGCACATGGTGGCGCTCGGACATCAGCGTGCATCGGTGGGAGACGTCGGAACGTTCAGCGTCGTGACGAAGGCTGGCGTCGTGAGCTTCCAGAAGACGTCGCTGACGATCGCACGGCCGCTCGACTGGGACCTCGTGCGCAGCGCGCTCGTCGGGTGGGGCGTAATCCGGCAGGACGGAACCGTGCTGATGAATGGCGAGGACATCACCGAGTACGAGATCGTGCAGGACGCGGACGAGTTCCTCGCAGAGCTGGAGCTGGACCTCACGCGGTTCGAGCGAAGCGGCGACCCGAGCCGCTACCTCTACGTGCCACGAAGCAAGGAGCAGAGTGATGGCTAGTGACGAGAAGACGGAGCCGGGCACGGGCGTCGCGCCCGTCGTGAAGGACGCGCAGGTCGCGGAGCTTGGTGGCCCCGGGTCCGTGGGTCCCCCGCAGGAGAAGCACTACGACGCGTTCCGCCGTTCGCTAGTTGCGCGCCGCGAGGAGTTCGAGGGCGCGCTCGTCGGGTGGATGTCGGCCGATCATTTCATCGAGGTCGCGACGACGGCGTATCTTCGCGACGAGGGACTCTGGAAGGCAGACAAGGTGTCGCTCTATAGCGCGCTGCGGAAGGCGGCGCAGCTCAACCTCCGCCCGGACGGCGAGGAAGGGTACCTGGAGGTCTGGAAGAACAAGGGCAAGAACCGCTTGGAGGTCACGTTCAACCCAATGTACAAGGGGTTCATCAGGACGCTGACGCGCAGCGGCACGGTACTTCATGTAGACCCGCAGGTGGTGCGCTCCGGGGACGAGTTCGACTTCCAGCTCGGTGACGAGCCGTTCGTGCGGCACAAGCCGGAGAAGGACCCGAAGAAACGCGGGGGCATCGTCTACTGCTACGCGATCTTCCATCTCGCGAACGGTCTGCGTCACCGCGAGGTGATGTCGGTGGAGGAGATGGATGAGATTCGGGAGAACGCGAAGAAGCGGCGCGACGAGGGCCCGGCCTGGCGCACGAACGCGGACCAGATGTACCGGAAGATGCCGATCAAGCGCGGGGTGAAGTACCTCGACCTGAACCCGACTCAGGCTGCCGTGTTCAGGTACGACGACGAGCTGGAGCGCGGCGTCGCGCGCGAGCCTGGGGATGACGTTCCCGAGGCAGAGTTCAGGACGCTGGACCAGCGCGCTCAGGCACATGCAGCCCAGCGGCTCGACGACCTGCGGCGCGGCATGCAGCGGATGGAGGGCAGCCGAGACGGCGGGAGTGCCGCCCCGGAGGAAAGCGGTGCCGTGGTGCCGATCGTGGATCAGCTCGTCGGGTTCGGCACGCACCGCGACAAGACGTGGGGCGAACTGGCCGAGAAGCAGCGCGGTTACATCACGCACTACGCCGTGCTGGCGGACGAGTGCCCGTGGATCGACGACGACACGCGCCGGGCGCTTCGTGCGTGGATGGGCATGAGCGATGACCCGACGGATCAGCCGACGGAAGCGGCACCGGTACCTGACTCCTCGTTGATGGCTGACCTTCTCGATCGCGGGCGCAGTGCGGTGGTAGAAATGCGCGACCTCGGTGCGTTCGACGACGACTCGCAAGCGGACGCGAGCGCGGAGATCAACATGGCGCACGACGAGGGTAGCTACTTCGCGCTCCACGATGCGGTGGACGAGCTGGAGCGTGCCGTGGCGTCGAAGCGTGCGGAGAAGACCGGCGACCTGTTCGGGGGTGGTCGCGCATGATGCCCACCTACTGGACGCGCGCCCGGCTCCTGGAGTTCGGTCGCGAGCTGGGCAGGAAGCCGACGCTCACGGACATGATACCACAGCACATGGCCGTGTACCGGGAGTTCGGCAGCCTATCGGAATTCCAGGCTGCGCTCGGTCACGTGCCGAACAAGCGAGGGCGTCCGCGCAAGGTGGCGACCGATGGGTAAGCCGATCTGGCCGCGTGGTCGGAAGACGCACGGAGAGGTATGGACGATCGAAGAAGCACTGGACTGGTATCATCGGGCTCGGGCACGCGCTGGCCGGCGCGTCACGAAGCGCGACATGGGTGACTACTATCGGGCGTTCGCACGACTATTCGGGAGCGTGAGCGCGTTTCAGGCCGCAGGCGGCGATGAGCCTGGCAGGCGCGGGCGTCCGAGCAAACGGCGAGAAGATGAGGAGGTGGGCGCGACATGACGACGTGGATAATCGGCGTGGTTCTCGTGGCCGCGTTCGTGGCTAGCGAGGCGGCGTGGCACGTGAAGGTGCGGGCTGCGTACGCCCGGCAGCGGGCCGCGTACGAGGGGATCGTGAAGGCGTACACATCCGGTGACGTAGGGGGCCTGATGCGAGCGGAGGCAGAGGCGCTCGCGGCGGCCGACAAACTACGCGGGCTCAGGCGGTGGTACCCGTGGAGGCGGCTATGACCCGGCCCGCACCCGTGGCCGAGATCCGGCTCTGCGGTTGCGTGGTGGCGCGCAAGGCTCGCGGCCCCGGCTACGTGGTGGGGGAGCCATACCCGCGAAGCCGGAGCGATGCGGAGGGTGAGGAGCGGATCCGGCCCGGCTACTATGCCCACGCGGCCGAGGCCCTGTTCTGCGCCCTGGGTCGTGCCGATGCGCTTACCCGTACCCTGGGGGCGCCGGAGGGCGCCAGGGAGCTTCTATGGGCCACGGCGGGGGCGCTGACAGCATCTGCGGGTGGCATTCTCGGGAACGCGGCCGCCTTGGTGCGGGGCGCGCGGAGCGGAGCGGGCCTTACGAAGAGCGGGCTGGCGCGCCGGGCCGGCTGCTCGCGCACGACGGTCCGGGACGTGGAGGCGGGGCGCACGAACCCGCAGGTCATGACGCTGGCGCGGCTGCTGGCCGCATGCGAAGGAGGGTGAAGCAAGTGAGCTATCAGACGTACTTCAGGGGCGAGCTTCGGTTCACGCAAGAGCTGACTGCGACCCTGGTATACTTCGACCTGGAGACGACCGGGCTCGACCCGGAAACGGACCGTATCGTTGAGTTGGCGTTCTTCGGCGGCGACGGCGGCGAGTTGACGGGGTTGGTCAACCCCTGCGTTCCGATTCCGGCAGAGGCGACGGAGACGCACGGCATCACGGACTCCGACGTGGCAGACTCACCGACGTTCGCGGACGTGGCCAAGCAGGTAGAGACGATGATCGAGGGCGCGGTGCTCGTGGGTTTCAACTCGCTGCGCTTCGACGTGCCGTTCCTCGATGCCGAGCTTCGGCGTGCAGGACGTTCGGGGCTGCCGCGTGGCGAGTGGGGCGAGATCCTGCCGCGCGACATCGACCTGTACCGGGTGTGGGTGGAAAGGGAGCGACGCGACCTGGCGTCGGCGGTCCAACGGTTCGCAGACGTCGCCGAGCTGGGCGAGGGCGCGCACCGTGCGAGCAAGGATGCGAGCGTGCTGCGCGACGTTATGAACGGGATGCTCGCGGACTTCTTTCCCCTGGCCGAAGTGGTCGAAGAAGGGCAAAGCATGCGCGTGGCACCCGGCTGGCCGCCGGTGGGAGAGCTGCTGCGCATCACGGCGCCGCCGGAAATGCTGGACAGGGCCGGCAAGTTCAAGCGGCGCGAGAATGGCAAGATCGTGTTCGCGTTCGGCCAGCAGGCGGACAAGCCGGTGGCGACGCAGCCCGGCTACCTGAAGTGGATGATATCGAAGGACTTCCCGGAGGAGACCAAAGAGATCGCGCGGCGCATGCTGGCGCGGCTAGGGAGGTCAGAGCCCTGAAGGTATTCGGAGAGCATGACGAGGGCACCATCGCTCAAGCGAAGGACGTGGCATCGAGGGCGGATCGGTTCGCCCTCATGGCAGACGGGCACCTGGGGTACGTCATGCCCATCGGCGGAGTGGCAGCCTTCTCGAATCGCGTCAGCGTTGTGGGGGTCGGTTTCGACATCGCTTGTGGCAACGCGGCCATCCTGACCGACCTGCCCTATTCCGCCATCGCCTATCGCAGGGAGGAGTTGGCGGACGACATCTTCGCCCACCTGTCCTTCGGCGTGGGCCTCGCCAATCTCGCGGATCGAGCTCCGACGGGTCACCCGCTGTTCGAGTCGCCGGTGTGGGACGTGGTACCCGAACGCTACCGACACCAGCTCCGCGAGAGGGCTCGTCACCAGCTCGGCACCATCGGCGCAGGCAACCACTACGTGGACGTGTTCGCTGACGAGCAGGACCGGGTGTGGGTAGGCGTCCACTTCGGGAGCCGTGGGCTCGGGCACACCTTGGCTTCCAACTTCCTCGCCTATGCCCAGGGAGAACCATGGGGCACGAAGGTCCCAGAGGCGGAGGCGCTCCTGCACTTGGAGCACCCCATCGGGCACGACTACTGGGCCGCGATGACGCTGGCCGGAGAGTACGCCTACGCGGGGAGGGAGTGGGTGGCGCGTAGGGTCGTGGAGATCCTCGGTGGTTTTGAGGTCGATCTTGTCCACAATCACCACAACTTCGCGTGGAGGGAGCACCACGAGGGGCGGAACTATGTGGTGGTAAGGAAAGGAGCGACACCGGCCCGGCCCGGCCAGCGAGGCTTTGTCGGCGGGTCCATGGGCGACGACGCTGTGATCCTGGTCGGAGCCGACCATCCCGATGGGTCGGCCGAGGCATGGCTGCAGAAGCAGGCACTGTACTCCACCGTCCACGGTGCCGGACGCGTCATGTCCCGCACCGCGGCGAAGGGGAAGTGGCGCAAGGGCCAGTTGGTCAAGCCGGGTGCCGTGAGTCACGCCGACATGAAGGGCTGGATCACAGAGCGAGATGTTGTGTTGCGCGGCGCTGATCTGGACGAAGCACCCCAGGCGTACCGCCGTCTGCCCGACGTCCTCGCGGCCCAGGGTCCGACCGTCACCGTCCAGCACACCCTGCGTCCAGTGATCGTCTGCATGGCCCCGGGCAACACCGTAGACCCGTACAAGGACTGATCCCGGACACCATCCCGCCGGGCCCACTTGATCCTGGGGCGCCCCTTTACGGGGGACGGCCCCCGGCGTTATAGGTTACGCTGTAGCACATACCGGAGGGGGGCAGGTTGACCTTGCGCGAGGTCGAGCTGTCGCCCCTCGGTGGACGGTTGGACGCGGGGCGGACCTTTGCCCCGTCCCGTTCCTCCTGCCCCCCCTCCGCGACTCACCTGCAAAGGAGGTGCGTTCTTATGCGGCGACCTGCCGCCCCGTTTGCTACCCCCCATAAACCTGCCGCTCAATGCGGTTATCTGCCTTCGCCGTGGCAGAAGACGGTTCGGGCTCGGGGCGGAAAGCGATGAGCGTCGATGCGATGGCGTGGGCATTACGCCAGCAAGCTGGAAGCGCGGCAACGAAGTGCGTTCTCCTAGTCCTAGCGGACGTAGCCGATGCGGACGGGGTCTCGTGGTACGGGCAGAAGCTCCTCGCGAAGCGTGCCGAGGTCGGCGTGCGGACCCTCCGTGACCACCTATCCAAGCTGGTGGCGCGCGGGCTCCTGGAACGGCGTGCGCGGAGCCGCGACAACGGCTCGCGGACTACGGACTTGTACCGGCTCTGCATCGAGAAGCGCCTTTCCGTTTG